GTGGGTCTCCCGGTTGTCTTCCCACTTCTTGTTTTGGTCGGACTTGAACGATGTCAACTCGGCCTGCACGTTGCCCACCCTCTCCGCCAAGACCTTGACCTCGGGGTCCGCCGCCACCGCCACCACCTCCGTCTGGATCCGCCGCCCCCCGACGGCTCAATAGGGACCCTAAGCGAGAGATCCTACTGCCGGGCTTTAAACGCCTGCTTTACCGCTGCGATCGCCCGCTCCAGGTCCGCCGCGGTCTGTACCTCGGGGAAGCAGATGAAGCAGGAGGGCACCTCCTGAACAGGCAGCGCCTGCTTGAGCACCTGGAAATCGGCCGTATATAGCTCGGTCTCCCTGGCGAAAGCGTCCCTCGCCATAATGCTATTGATTTCGCCTGGGGTCTTCCCGTTCAAAATCGCTGCCCGGATCTCGGCGCCCATGGCGTGCTGCGACCACCTGGTAAGGAGCTCCTCGCGCAAGGCCACACTGTCCTGGTCATGCGGGTTGTGGAGGAATATGATCTTAACGTTCATCTAGAGCCCCCCGTTATGCCGCTATCTGCTTGGTGATAATGGTCCCGGCAGTGCCACTCTTGCCGGCCCGGCCACTCCAGGCGTAGACGTAGTCGCTTGCGTCGGCAACGGTATCACCAGCGCCGCCACTACCTGCTGATCCACCGTTAACCGCGACGGTGCCGTTATTGGTGTACGTCCCGGTGTAGAGGATCAGGATGACACCGCCACCGCCGCCACCGCCGCCTGCTCCGCCTCCTGCAGATGAGAAGGCAGCAACAGCATTGCCAGCGCTTCCGTTGCCACCCGCTCCGCCGTTGGCCCGCACCGTACCGCTAATCGTGACGTTGCCCTGTACCACGAAGACGATGACGCCGCCGCCATAGGCACTACCGTTTGATGCCGCGGCAGTGTTGCCATCCATGGCCCCACCGCTACCGCCACCACCAGGGCCGTTACCTCCGGCTCCGCTTGATACGGTCCCGGAGTCCTTCTCCACGGCCCCACCGCTGGCGCCAGCGCCGTTGGTACCGCTGTTACCGTTGGTTGCGCCCCAGTTTGTGCTAACAGTAACGCCGGAGGCGCCGGTAGCAGGAGTGGTGCCGGGGTCCGGTCCATCTCCTCCTCCACCACCGTTGGCGGACTTGTCGATGGAGTCCGCAGCGCAGCTCCCGCCGCCCCCGCCGCCGCCCATTCCGCCACCGTACAGTCCAGGCTGGCCGCCTTTGCCTCCCTGGCCGCCAGTCCCCTGATAGCCGGTTGTGTTGCTACTATAGTTGCTCGCACAGTTGCCGCCGTCACCGCCCGAACCTCCAGCTCCCCCGATCAGGGCGGCGATGTATTCCGACGTCTTCCCGGAACTCCAACTCTTGCCCGGGTGGTAAAGTCCATCGTCGACGGCGATCGGAAATACGTGTGGCAAATTGCCCGCGATGCTGGCAATTGCGGCCTTGGCGTCCTGGTGGATCGTGCCGTCAATCACCAGGTCGCCGTCGAGAAAGAAGAGCATCCCCCGGTTGCGCTTGTCAGCAGATACGGTGTGGCCGGTGTTGATTCGCATGGCCGGAGCTACCCCGTCGGGGCTGGCGTACTGTTTAACGATGACGTCCACATCTTCAGTTCCTACGGTAAAGGTGACATCGCCGGCGGTGTCCAGTTGCCCATCGCTACCGTCGCCGAAGAACTTGGTGGCTCCACCACCGCCACCAAAAATCAGCGAGTTAATCAGCGACTCAATCCCGCCCGGAATCGGCTGCACCTACACCACCGCCTTTGTGTACTGGTCAAACCGGTCACCCGTCCAGGTGATCGTGTACCGCATGGTCTCGCCCCCGGCGGTGACGTCGATCTGGGTGGGCCGGTCGTCGGCGTTGTAGGTGACTGAGATGGTGGCCACCACGTTGGCACCGTCCCGGTATTCCAGAGTGGTCGGTTTGTTGTTGGCATTCCAGGCGGTAGCCACCAGGCTGTAGGTGTCCCAGGCCGCCAGCAGGGACTTGAGGAATGCCGCCTCGCTGTTGCCGGCACCGGTCGCTCCACCGAGCTTGCGGTTGAACTGCCGGCGGTCGGTGATCTGCGCCTGCTCGATGGTCGTGTCGCCGGCTGGGACGTCGATGATGGCCAGAGGGTGGTCCTCGTCGGCGGGTTCCGGCACTGCAGGGCGCCGGCGGTGGTGATGTAGATCAGGTCCTTGCGGGCGTTGGTGGCGGCGGCGGCGTCGATGGCCTGGCTGGAGGCGGAAATGCTGTACCGGTTGCCGTTCTGGAGGTAGCCCACGGCAGCCGCGATGTCCACGGCCATGGCGGCGGGGGACTGCTCGGTGACCCGGCCGCCGGAGAAGACACCGTAGCCGGCCAGTTCCGAACTACCCTGCTTGAGCGTGTACGGCGGAGCATCGTACCAGTTGGTCGTGCCCATGATCGCCTTGATGCGGTTGGCGAACCAGTCGAGCAGCTGCCGCAGGGTGCCGGAGTTGCTCGTCGGGGCCTGCGCCGGGTCCAGGGTGCGGCTGCCGGTCTCGATGGCGTTGGTGTTGCCCTCGATGCGCTCGAAGTCGGTGTCGGCGACGGCATCGGTCGGCGCCCAGTCCGTCTTTGGAGCAACCCAGCCATTCGGCGCTGTGCTCATAATGCAACCCTCCTCCCGGTCAAGCGAGCCGCAAGCGCGCCGGTCCAGTCAAGCTCCTGCCGGATCACGTGGTAATCCGCACTGCCCACCGTGATGCGGTCACCCAGCTCCAGTGCCGGGTTGCCCCGCCAGTGCACCTCCAGGTCCCGCCGTGAATCCTTGGCTGAGGCCAGTAATGTATGGGCGATGTCCCGCGCGATAGTCTCCGTCTGGATCAGGTGGTTACCGGGATACTCGTAGCGGAGCACTCCCTGATCTGTCTGGCTATCGGCGTCTTTAGCGGTTGCCCGTTGCCGGCCGCGAATGCTCAGGGGCTTACCGTTGATCACCAGAGTAGCCGTGTCGTCGGCGGCGCCGGCGTTGGTGATGGTCACCTCGGCGCCCCAGCCGTAGTAGGTGACGGCGGTGATGCTGGTGTCCACCCCATGCCCTTCTAGGCTGGCAGTGGCCTCGATCACGGGCGGATCCGTGTACTCAGCCGTGACGGTCACCGACTCGCCTGCCGGGATGGAGATGGTCTCGTTGGAGCGGTAGACTTCCTCGGCGGCCGCCGCCGGACCGCGAGGCTCGGTAGTCACCACCACCTCATTCGCCACGTTCTCCAGCCGCATCGGATTGGCGACTCGGAAGTAATCGTCGCTGGTGATGGTGAGCACGGACGAGCCGCCCAGGCCGCCGCTCCACGCCTTCACTTGGATCGCGCCATCCCGGTCGGCAAACACCACGGCCAAGCCCGCCTCGGCGATGATGCGCAGGGCCTCCCGGTGGCTCATGGGGTTGAGCCATCCGTAGGGCACCGTCTTGTCCTGCAACGCTGTGTCGACGCTGTACTGGCCAGCAGCCAGGCCGGCATCCTGCAGGACCGCCACGGCCATATCGTAGATGGTGGTGTTCTGCTGCACCGGGCCGCCTTGGTACGTGGTCTTGCGCAGCCGCTCCAGGCGGTCCCGCCCCACCACGCTCGCTTCGACCGTTTCTTCGCTTGCCTGCCAGTCCAGGGACCAGAACAGGCCCACGGGCACATACTCAACCGATCCGTCGGCCAGCTCGGCACCGATCCAGGCCCGGATCCGGCGGTTCGGCTTTAGCAGTTGAAACAGAGGGCTGGAGGAATTGTCGGCGTCGAACTTGCGACTGCTGTTGTTCAGCTTGACCACAATCTCGTTAGCACTGATATTGCCCACCGGCAGGGTTCCCTGACTCGCTTCCCGCTCCTCCAGGAGTGACAGCTCCAGCAGCTCATCACCCTCGTACACCTCACGGACGCCGGTGTAAAACTCGACAATCTTGACGGTCCGACTGGCGTGGCTCCACTTGGTGATCTCAAGAACCTGCTTGACCACGCCGGTGACGGCCGGGTCAAGCGTCTGGCTCCAGGTCACCTCGGTGTTCCCCGTCACCGTTTCCGTGTGCAGCAGGCTATCGCCGGAGCCGTACAACTTGATGGTGAAATCAACCGGATGCTCGCCGCGCTTCGAGTCGCCGGCGACCCGCAGAGACGTAACCGGTCGGGAGGCAAATGTTACGGTCAGCGTCGGATATGGCGCCGAGAACGCGCCGCCGGCACCGGCTGCCGTCGAGCCCCACCAGCCCATCTGATACTGCTGGGCGGCAGCGTCAGTGCCCGGAGCTACGTGATACGTCCCATCGGCCTGGCAGGAGCCGTCCAGTGACAGGTACTTGTAAGCCGGATCCTCGATGGCATCGGCCGTCTGACCAGGATAGGAGTGATTCCCCTCCTCGCTGGCGGTGGGGCTAATCGTGGGGTCCAGCTCGGGATCCGTGTAGTCGATGATGACCCGGCCCTTGGTGGCCCGCTCGGACGCAGCGATGGCGGCCTGAAAATCGGATGAGACTGGGTACACGGGATCACCCCTTGGCTACTGCCGCCTCCGGCTTCCGAAGCTCCACCTCAACGCGGCCGGTCACCACGCGCTGGCAGACATTATCTGCCCCACAGGGACACCGATGCACCCTGCCGTCCTGTCTGTGAAACAGGTGAGCCCAGCCCCGTTCCGAGGCGTATGCCTCGCAACACATCGAAGTCACGTCCAGCCCATCGAGTAGCACCCGGCGAACCCAGGCTGCATCTCCGAACTGCACCCCAAAATGGTTGTTATTGTCGATTCGGTCAGCAGGTAAGCTCGCGAACTCGTCCGGCGCACAGTGCGGGCACCGGCACCTATCGTCACTCACGGAGGCACTCCTCCCCTACTGCTCGATCAGGGCGATGCGCACGTCCGACCAGTACGCCACACCGCCGACGCTGTACCAGCGATTGTAGGCGATGTCTCCAACATACGCGGTGATGGTGAGCGTCCCGCCGGCGCCCTGGGGATCTGGAAACGCAACTGTATGGAACGTTGCTGTGTCCAGCTCGTCCAGGATTGTGTCAAGGTCAGTTGTGGCGATCTTCTGCCACTCCAATTCCACGCTCCGTTTCCGGGCGACGATCTCCATGTTCATCTTGCCGGATGCCGCCCGCTGAGCCTTGGAGATGATGAACTTCCCAACCTTGATGCCGCTGGGGTCAGCGATGGCATTGCCGTTGATCGTCACCAGAGCCATGGCTTACGCCTCCCGCACGGCCAGCCTGAGCCCTCGCCGCTGTGCCTCTCGCTCCAGCAGGCGCCACATGACACGGCCGACGCGCTCGTCGCCCAGGATCACATCGCCCTCCATCTGCTGCGTATTCGCGCTGCGCATTCCGGCCAGGAGAATTCGAATCCCATCCATGACGACGTTGCCGACCACCTCACCGATCTCCGCCGCGAGGTCTCCGCCACCCCCTAGCGGAGCTACCGTTGCGCCACGGGGGAGGTTCAGGAGCTCCGGCCCCTCCTCGCCCACCATGACCAAGCCAGGGCTGAGGGTGGTGCCACCGCGAGCCAGGCCAGGGATGTTGTCGGGGCCGACGAGATCCGAAAGCGATGGCCCGGTTGGGGAGATGACCGTATTCGGTAACTGGATAACCACGCCGCCGATGTTCGTGGTGGACGTGCCGGACGTATCGGATGTTCCACCTGCTGTGGTGCCCGTCATCCCACCGACAGACTCAGCAATGCGCTGGGCCGTTTTTTGGGCGTCCAACAGTGCCTCGATGGCGCGCTGGGCCCGATCCGCCGCGCTCTCAATACTGTCGGCGATGGCGTTCCACTTGTCCGCGGCCGTCTGGCGGATGCCCTCCCATAGCTCCGCAAGGTGCTTCTCCGCCGCCGTCCACTGTTCGGCCAGGCGCCCCGCGGTCCAGTCAGTCCAGCCCTCGATGGACTGGCTCATGCCAGCCCACTTGTCATATGCTGTCACCCACAGGCCTTGCCAGGTTGCGTCCAGCCAGGCAACGGCTCCGGTCCAGATTTCTTCCGTCCGGAAACGGGTATATTCCCACCAATCGGTGATGGTGGCATTCCCACCAATCGGTGATGGTGGCATTGATCCCGTTCCACCTGTTCCACGCCGTCTTGTGGATGTTGAACCACTGCTGCCCGAGCCAGGTTGTTAGTCCCGTCCACACCTGCATGGTGTTGCCTCGGGTTACACCCCACCAATCGGTGATGGTGGCATTGATCCCGTTCCACCTGTTCCACGCCGTCTTGTGGATGTTGAGCCAGGTCGTGTTCAGCCACTGGGTGAGAGACGCCCAGTGGGAGGTGGTTTCTGAGCTCACTGCCACCCAGGCATTGGAGGTGGTCACGAGGATACGCTGCCCGGTCATGTCGACCTTGTCAGGGAGATCACTGAACCCCTGGATGATGGCAGTGCGAAGATTCGAGATGTGCCCGATGATCCAGTCGATGGCGCCCTTCGTCCGCTGCTCAGTCTCCTCCACAGCCACCGCTAGGGCGAGGATGGGCGAAGTGTCAATGGGGGGGATTGGCGGGAACGGCGGAAATGATGAATGGCCCTGGTCGCCTGGGACTTCCGGCGGCTCCGGCAACTCAGGGAGCGTTACCCCTGCCCCTGCCATAGCGTCAGCCACAGCCTGGGCGGCTCCGGCCATGGACTCTTCAAGCTGGTGCACCTCGTCGAAGCTCTGAAGATTCTTGTTGGCGGCCTTACCCGCGGCCTCCAGGGCATCGGCCATGGCCTGTTGCTGCTGTGCGGCCTCCTCGCCGGCTCCGGCCAGGCCATCTGCGGCCTGCTCCGCTTCGTGCGTGGCCAGGGCAGCATGGGCCAGCGCGAACTGCTCCTGCGCCGCTGCCTGAAGCGATTTGGCGTAGGCTGTGATCGCGTCGGCGGTCGACCTCAGCCCAGGTGCAACGTAGCTAAAAATCTGCACGAGGCCACCGACGGCCCCGACAATCTGTGCAACTGCCCACTTCGCGGCGCCGGCCATGTACCTCCACGCGGCCTCGAAGAACGCCGGAATGCGCTCCCAGTTCTTGAGAATGAGCCAGGCGGTCACTGCCACCGCAGCACCGATCAGCATGAAGGGCCATAACGGTATCATCATAGCCCAGATGGCTTTGGCCACTGCCCAAAGAGCCGGCACCAATGCGCCCGTAATGGCGCCGGCAATGGCAACGATGACGGCATCCGTTCCCGGGGGGAAAACCTCCTCCAGGGCCCCGCGAAGACCACGTTGCTCGATCAGAGTGGCGAACTCGTCGAGCCGTTCGTTCAACCTGGCCAGGGCATCGCCGATGTCGAAGGTCTCGACCAGAGACTTCCCGATACCACGAAGGATTCGATCCAGATTGTCCTTGGTGGCCGACCAGCGGCCCAGAATTGTCTGGGACTGTTTCTCCATGGCACCTTCGAAGCGCCGGTTCATTCTGTCCAGGATGCCCTCAATCGCCTTGGCGGCCGGGATGGAGCCCTGGGAAGCCAAATCCATCGCCTGCGGAATGGACATGCCGATGGCTTCCGCTAGAAACTCCCATGCCGGCAGACCCGTCTCGGTGAGCTGCAGCATCTCTTCCGCGCTGACCTTGCCCTTGGCCCTCATCTGGCCGAGGGCACGTACTACCTGCGCGATCTCTTGCTGGCCACCGCCGAGCGCAGACACGGCGTTGCCAACCGCTGTCATAGTCGGGATGACATCCTCGGCGTTAAACCCGAATGCGAGTAGCTTCCGGGATGCATCGACCAGACCCGGAAGTTCAAACGGTGTCCTGGCTGCAAACCGCTCCAGCCGCTGCAGGAAGGACTCTGCGCGCTCCCCGCTGCCCAGGAGGGTCTCGAAGGCAATCCCGACCTGCTCGAACTCCGCCGCCTTCTTGACGGCCACAAACCCCGTGGCGGTGATGGCGGCCCCCAAGGCGGTTACGCCGAGGAGCAAGGCGCGGCTGCCGGCCTCACCCCGGCGGAAGGCACGGTCGACCCGGTTCATTTGCCTTTCGGTGTCGGCCGCAAAAGCCTCTACGGCCCTCTCACCGGAATCAAGAGTGCGCTCCAGATGCGTGTCGTCACCCATCAGCCGCACCAGCAGCCGTCCTACCTCGGCCATCGTCGACCTCCTTCCCCCTACCGCTTACGGGGCCGCCGCCGGGTCCCTCCCACCTTGTGCTGGGCCTTTTTCTGCCGGCGCTCCTGCTCCTTGGCCTCGGCCGCGTAAAAGGCGGCCCACTCGGCAAACTCGGCTGCCGACATGCGCCGCTCCAGCTCGGCCACGGTCATCCCCAAATCACGGGCAAGGCGGAAGGTGAAAATCCTTTCCGCCTCCTCGGGGTGCTCACGCGGATCCGCTATCCCCAGCCAGAAAGGACTTCAGGGCTTCTTTTTGCACCTGCTCCCCCCAGCCGTTGATGTCGACAACCTCCCGGAGGATCCGCTCCACAGCGGTTGCCGCCTTCTCCCGCAACGCCTCCGCCTGTTCAACCGTGACGGCCGGCTCAACCAGGCTGGCGGCAAGCATCAGGACCTCCATGCGATCCGGGTCCGGCTGCCCGTCCACCTTGGCCTGGGAACGCAACCGGGACTGCTGGGCCTTACTCAGGCCCCGGATCCGGACGGCACCGCCCCACTCGGGCACGGGCACCACCCGCTCCTCGATGTCCCGGGCCGCCATGATCTCATCCAGGGATAGGATCTTCGGTTCCTTGTTGGGCTGCGTCTGCTGCTTGTCCGCCATTACGCGTACGTCCCCCTTGTTACGTCACCAGTGATCTGCAGTTCGGCGGACCAGGTGCCGGCCCCGTCAATACTGGTATCCGGCTCATAACTGGTCAGGATGGCCTTCCCAGTATACTTGACGGACCCGGTGCCGCTGCCCTGAGGACCGTACTCGAAGCCCACCTCAACTGCGAGGATTCCTTCCAGGTGGGCGTCCACCGTGGGGTCGAATACCCCCTCGAGGCCGAGTGTGCCGTCTTTCAGGCCCGGGATGTACTCCTTGCTGGTCTTGCCCAGGGTGGTGACGTCGGCGGTGTCAGCGCTGCGGGGGTTGCCGACATTCGTACAGTACTGGCTGATGTCGCTGGGCGTGGTGGGTGCCGCGGAAGTGCCCAGCTTGATGACCGCCTTGGAGCCATGCTTAAACGCCACTGCCTGCACCTCCAAACATCATTGACCGCGCGATTGCAGCGGTCCGGATTACTTGCGGCCGAAAGCCACGTTGAACGTCGCCGCCGGGCCCGTTCCGCCCAGGTTCCAGACGGCCCGGGTGTATCGCTTGACTGTCCCGGCAACTTCTTTCCGCTCCACCGAGTGAGCGACAGTCACCTGGGTAAAAGTGACAAGTGCAGACCAAGGATCCGTGGCCCCGTTGTCGGCGCTGTGCTGAATGGTGACGTCCAGGGTAGGCCCGGTACCGGTCAGAGCAGGAACATGCAAGTAAGCGACGCCGCCGTTATTCGTGGCGGCGCCGTTGTCGATGCTACTGCTCTGCCCGCTGGCAGTCTCTTCGGCGAGCGCATGGTAGCTCTGAATCCGGTCCCGGCCACCATCTGCCTGCGCTTCGGCCGTGATGGCTGCCACATCGTCTACCGGTGTCTCGATCTCATAGCTGGTCTCAACGCAGGCAGCACCGTATCCAGCTTCGCCGTGAGCATCCCCCTGCGGGTACCAGGTCCAGATTGTTTCTTCCTTGCCGAGGGCCTCCTGCAACACTTCGTCCACCGCGTCCGCATCGCCATCATACAGACCTTCGGCGCTGATGACGGCGTCCTTCGGGCCGGGTATATAGGTCTTGGCGGTCTTGCCCAGCGTAGTCGTTTCCGCAACGTCGGCACTGCCGGCGCTGGATACCTGGCGCAAGTACCCGGTGAGGTCATAACCCTCGACATATACCTTGGCCTTACTGCCGTGCTTCCTGGCCACGTTGTCACCTCCTCAGCTCCAGCATCCGGTAGTTGGTGCTGAACTCAAATCGTCCGGCTTCGTCAGCGCCCAGGTCGATTGGACCCGAGAGGTGCCAAACAAGCATCTCTCGTTGAGAGCCACCCACGGTCACTGCAACCGGGTTGGGCGAGCCCGCCAACATACCGGGTACGTTGGCGGGCCAAAGGACAGCATGTACCTCCTGGGCAAGATCCTTTGCCGCCTTTACATCTCCCTGCGGTCCACGTACAAGAGCCTGCACCCGGCCTTCCGTCGACCAGGATGGGCCTGCCGCATCACCATAATCCCGCAGCAAGACGCAGGTATCCTCGGCAGTAGCCGGTCGGTGTTGCAGGTAGATGGGTTCAGATATGCCGGCGTTCTGCAGGTAGGTTCGCAGCGCGGCCAGGACATCGGTTGTCAATCGTCGACCACCTCACCCGTCCGCTTCTCTACGTACTTGAAGTACCGATCGGCGTTCTCCGAGAGGGTGATCTCGAGCCACTTGGGCTGGGTACCTGGAGTGGTAGGGTCCTGGTAAGGCTGCATCTCGTGGAGCCGCTCTGCGTAGGGAACACCATACCCAAACTCGACGACACGGACATCGTTAGGCGCCATCAAAGCCGCTGGCGGCTTTTCTCCCCCTGCCACCATCTCACCGCCCACAGCCAAGTAGGCAGATGCCCTGAGATCGCCCAACTTCTTTGGGGCTAGTTCATTTGACTTACCCCACAGGTCCAGTCCGACTTCCACGAGCGACTGACCCATTGCCGTGCCAACTTGACGCAGCTTACGATGGAACTCCCGCTGGACGCGTCCCAGCCCGGTTACCCGCTTGCGAGCTGGCATCACAGAAACACCTCCCGGAACTCCTCACCACCCAGTCCCGGCAGAGCCCGCACATCCAATACCTGCTGTCGCGAACCATCAGGCAAGGTTAGCCAGTCGCCCGGCTGAACAGTTGCCCGCAGCAGCACTTTGGCCCGGCTGATGATCTCGGCGCCCTCACGCGTCCGAACCAATCGATTAGCCGGTTCCACCCGGGCACTTACGGATTGCGTAGTGACTGTGGGTTTGCCCCACTCGTCGGTATCCGTTACCTGCTCCCATGTCACCGTCTGCGTAAGGTAGCTGGCGGCTATGCTCATGCAAACCTCACCGCTCCCCGATACGGGGCCAGCAGGCTCCGGGTAGCCCGGTGCAGATCCGGCCGCCGGCCATAAGATTCCTGCACCGGGCCCACCCGGGTCTCCTGGACCCCCTGGGCCTGGAGCCGCGCGCGGACAGCACTGCCGGCGTCCGCCTGGACGTCGAGCTGCACCAGGCCCTCAACCGTGACGGCCAGGTGTACCGCGGCGTCGGCCGTGGCTTCGGCCAGATAATAACCGGGGGTGCTGGCGATGACCTTCCAGGCTGCATCCAGGGCCGCCTGCCGCAGGGTAGCAGAGGCATTGTCCCATGCTGTCCGGGGCACCCCGGCCAGCAGGGCAGCCTGGTCCACCAGCGCGGCGGCCCCGTCTGCCGTCAGGATCGAAGTGGGGAGGGGCATCGCTTACCCCTCCCCGTCCTTTTCTTTATCTTTGGCCTTGGCCGGCGGGGCCGGCAGGGTTGCATGCCCCTTTTTCACCAGCCGGCCCGCCAGGTGAGTCTGCTCCCCCGGCAGTTCGAACTCCGTCCCGGGCTCGTACCGGGTCTCACCCACCCGCACCGGCTGGACGGCAACCAGCTTCACGCTCTTGGCCAAACTTCACACCTCCATAAGGCGGAATTCCGCCAGCTACAGCACGTCCAGTTACAGCACGTCGGCCAGGAAGATCCGGTCCGCCCCCGGGAACGTCGGGAAGGCGATGGCCGCAGCCTTCGTCCAGGTCGTAGGCGGGTCGATTTCCTTGTACTGGCCGGCCCAGATGCCCCGGGCCTCGCTGAAGTTGATGGTGCCGTTGGCCACCTGGTCCAGGGCTTCCACCGTGGGCCCCATGAGCAGGTTGCCCAGGGGCTCCGGCGGCAGCAGGACGTACTTGTCCTCGGGGAACAGGCGGGTGGTAGTCAGAGTGCCATCGTTGCCCTCCGACTCCACCCGGGAGTCCAGAGTGGCAATCCTGGGCAGTCCGACGGCCTGGCGCCACTGGTTGAACTCCTCCAGGGTCGGCTGCCGCTGCTGCTGGCCGGAGAAATTCCTGCCCAGCACCAACTCGCGCACCTTGTCGTTCTTGAGCATGTTGCGCACGACCTTGGAGCTGGTCAGGGCCCGGGTCGGTGTGAACCCGTAGGTGTCCTCCATGGTCTCGATCCAGCGCTTCTCGTCGTCATAGGGGTTGGCGGTGTTGTCCGACCAGGGCGTGGCTAGGGTCTCCCGGTTGGCGGCCGGGATGTTGAAATTGACCGTAAGGATGACGCCGTTCTCGCTGATGGAAATGGAACCCATCGTGGTCACGGCATCCATGATGAACTTCACGATCCGGGCCAGAACGGCGTTGCGCATCAGGGTGATGTCATCGTACTGGCGGTCAACGAACTCCCGCACCTCGGTGGGCAGGGCGGCGTTGGCGCGGATGCGCTCCTGGAGGATCCGCTCCTTCTCGCCGAGCCGGATCTTGCGGGAGATCTTGGGCATGTCGCCGGTGTACCGGGGCCCGGGAGCCTGCCGGCTGGCGATGCTGGCCTCGGTGTCGTAAGCAGACAGCGTGGCCATGATGGTCCGCTTCTGCTCGCCGATCCAGTACTCGTAGGTCAGGCCGTCCACCAACTGGACAGGGAACAGCTCGGTGGCCACCTGCCAGGCCCGGTCGAGCTGCTCGCCCAGGGTGCCCAGGTCCCGCGCGTAGAACAGGACGGTCCGGGGGTTAAGATCCTCAAGCACGCGCTCGTTCATCTGCGGTTACACCTCCTCGGGAGGGATGGGTTAACGGAACTCGATCCGGGTCAGGTCAGCCTTGGTCTTGGTGTTGGCGCCCTTGACCCGGGCTTCCTTGACCACGGCGTGGGTGACCGCAGTGGCTGCCGCGTCAGCGAAGGTCAGCTCTGCGGTCGTCAGATCCACGGTGTTGTAGAGGATGCAGTCGGCGGTCTCCAGGCCATTCTCGGCCTTGACCTCGGCGTCGTCGGCCTGGTTGCCGGCCAGACCAGCCGACAGGGTGATGATGTTGTTGTCGTAATCCACGCTGGAGACGGTAAGCCCGGTCTCGTTGCCAACGGTGATCGTGTCGCCGGACTGGAAGAAGCTGGCGTCATCGACAGCGATGGTGGTGTCACCTGCGCTGTGGGCGCCATTCAGCAGGGTCTTCTTGACCGGCGCGTACAGGCCGGTGGCCGTCACCTTGCCCAGGATGGTCCCGGCCTTGACGATCTTGCGGTTGGTCTCGTACTGGCCGGACCGGACAAAGGTTTCGTCGATGGTCACGGTCTTGGTGGTACGGTGGGCCGACAACAGAAATTCCACATCCGCCGCCGGCGCCGTGCCCTTGACAGGGTTCAGCTGCAAGTGGAAAACCTCCCTTCAATTAGCCCCAGGCACTCTTCTGGGGCCTGTGGCGCTCCGCTCGTTCCTTGGCAAGCCGCTGGGCAATCTGCTCCGGGGTCTCGGCCCCGGTTCCGCCACCCGGCGGCGCGGTTCCGCCGGCCCCGGTCGCCCCGCCCTTCTGGCCGAACAGGTGGCCCTTGGCCTTCTTCAGATCCTCGAAAGCATCCTTGAGTTCGGCGGCCTTCCCGTCCCTGGCGGCTGTCACCTTGCCGGTGGCCTCATCCAGCTTCAGCTCATAGCCGTGTGCCGTGAGGGCCGCCTGGGCCAGATCGATGTCGATGAATCCGGCGGCCGTGGCCGCCAGCCGCACCTCCGAGGCGATGACTCGGGCATTGGCAGCCTGTGCCTTCTGCTCTGCCTCGCTGCGGGCCGCCTTCTCCCGCTCCAGGTCGCCCATCTGGGCCTGTTTCTGCTCGTTCAGCTTCTTGAGCATGTCGGCGTGCGACTCGTACCCCAGTGCCTTCGCCTGCTCGTCCAGTTGCTGCTGTGCCTTCCGGGCGGCCTCTTCAGCCTCCCGCCTGGCTGCCGCCGCAGCGGCATCAACCTGCTCCTTGGTAAACGTCTGGGTGCCACCGCCGGTGTTTCCGCCACCGGTACCGCCGACAGGACCACCAGTTCCGCCGCCATCGCCGCCGCCAGAACCGGCTCCGGCCCCCCCGGTGCCACCCCCATCGCCACCGCCAGAACCACCTCCGGTGTTGAACAAAACCCATTGCCGCCAGTTCATCACACGTGTGAACATCGGATGGTGCCTCCTGTATGCGCCCGGAGTTGGGCGAACGTCACCCCCGTTACCCCCGGGGTGCGCCGCGGGGAAACGCCGGCATGTTCCAGCCCCGCCGGCGAAAGGGCAGAGGAAAGGCCGCCCCTCGGAGGAACGGCCGGACATACCGGGTTCCCTGCGCCGCCACTGCGGCTGCCCTGCCCTCCACGGTTGTCTGGCTGTCCGCCACCGCCGCCTTAATCTGGACCTTGACGTCGGTGTAGTAGTCGCTGAACTTGACCACCAGCTGGTCGCCGGCGGCAATCGTTGTTTCGGCCTGGATCTCGACGTCGAAGTTTGTGCCTCCATCCACCGAACCCAGGACCTTGACGTGAGCACCATTGGCCCCGGTGTTCTTCGGGATGACGGTGGAAGTCCTGTATCCACCCTTGCTCCAGGCACTGCCTAAATCGGCGTAGTCGTTGGTCGTGTTCTGGCCGGCCCACGTCTTGCGGGAGTCAGCCGCTTTTAGGCTGCCAGACCCGCCTAACAATGACTCCAGTGTGTCGGTCTGGGCGATGAGCGTGTCGAGCTTGGTCTCGACCAGGTCCACGTGTCCGGCGATCGTGTCCAGCTTGGCATGAGCGGTTGCGTCGGAGGTGGCGGCAGTGCCCGAGACGGAAACGGTCAGCGTTCCGCGGAGCTTTTCGACAACCGCCTTCAGGAGCTGGATTTGATTCCAGGCCTGGGCCAGGTCCGCCCCTGCGACCGCGTCTCCCGGCGCACCGGCGGCCGCCTCCAGACCGTCCACCATGCCCTCGAGACCGTCGACGAGACCCTTCAGATCCGTCAGCAGTGTCTCAATTTGGTCAGTAAATCCTTCCAGGCCATCCACCGCGGCGTGAACATCAGCAAGGGTCTTGGCGCCGGCGCCGCTACCCGTGATGGCATCCCGCAGGGCGCTCAGGGCCAGGTCGAGTTTGGCCAGATCCTGTGAGATGTCACGGGCCGTGAGGGCTGTTCCCGCCCACTTGGTGATATTGCCGGGCAAGGGATTGGTGCTGCTGATGGGGTTGCCATCGGGACCAAGCAGGAAAACCTCCTTCCGGCCTTCGTTGTAGTTCCACCCGGGCACCGGCTGACCCTGATAGGTCGGGGGATTGACAGGCACCGGCTACACCTCCCGAAAATGGCCATGAAAAAGACCGCCCCGTGGGGAGCGGTCAGTCATATCCAGGCGTTGAGCCTTAAAGCGGTTGGGTCGAGTAGACAATCGCGTGCCACTGAGGACCCCACCGGGCAATCAGAGCCTCTAACTCGTCCATCAGGCGCTGCTGCTCGGGGGCCAGGCGGCCCTCAGACCTGGCCTTGCGCAGCCGTTCCACCCGGCTGTCCGTCATGGGCCACTCCAACAGCTCGTTCATCTTGCTCTCCCGGTCCCACTGGTCCGGGTCTTCCCAGGAGGCCAGCATGTCCGGCACCCCGCGCCAGACCACCAGCGCCAGTTCCAGGTCGTGCTGAAGCCGGTCAGATGTGTCGCTGGACATCGGTCGCGCCTCCCCTGGGCAGGAACTCCTCGATGGTGTGGTCCTGGTAGGCCGTCTTGACACGCCCGTAGGTCGCCGAGTAGATGACACCCAGAAGATCCCGCGCCTGCGGGCCGCGGTAGCGTTGGAGGGTCCGGACAATCAACAGGAGGATATCCTCGCCCCGGTATCGGTAGGTGAAGGCGGCAACCGGGCGCTGCCGCAGCATCACCCGCAGGGACCGCAGGAACTCCTGCCGTGAGGTGTTCGGAGGCCACTGTTGATCAGCAACTACCCGCAGCAGCCAATGCTGTACATCAGACGGAATCCGTTCCCGGGCATCCAACTGGCGTCCCTCATATTGTACACCAGTCAGGCGCCTGCCGGCAGCAACCAGCCGCTCCGAAAACCCGGCACGCGCAACGTGGGCCCGCACCCCGGCCAGTTCGCCGGGGGTCAGCCGACGGCGTGACGTAACGACTTCCCGTAGCCTGACGTCAACAGGGTGGCTGCTTGGGGTCACGGGGCCGGCGCCACCTGTAACCGGGACCACCCCGCCAAGCTGCCGGTGCACACGCTGAATTGCCCGCCGCTGCTCGCCCACCAACTGCCGCAGCTCGGCGTTGACCTGGCGCAGGCGCTGCCGGCGGCCCGTCTCCCACTGCTCCGCCCGCTCGCTGAGCTTCTCCTGCAGCTGCCGGCGCCGGGCCGGGTCCACGTCGGAACGCTGCAGCTCCTCAGCCCACCGGCGCATGTGTGCGTCTAGGGGTACAACGTCTGCCTCGCGCTGGGCCAAAAGCCGCCGGCGCTCCCGTCGCAGGGCATTGATGCGCTGGCTGCGGTTGTAGGCGTCCACCTCGTCCCGGCTGCGGGGGTCGTCATCGAAAGGACGGTTGGACAGTTCCTGGAGGCGCTCCAGATCGGCCGAATCGGTCAGGTCAGGCACGAACGGCGCCAGGCTGTGGCCGCAATTGGGATGCCATGGCGTCGGTCCCACCGCGGCCAGCGCCGGCCAGCCGGGCGTCCGGCCGGACAGGCTGTAGACCCGCCCTTGCCGAGGGGCGCACATGGGGCATGTCGGCCAGTGGGTGCTGGCCCGTACCAGGTCATGTCCGGCCCGCTCCACCACCTGGATGGTGCCCTGGGTATAGGCCTCCCGGGTAGTGGTCCTGGCAACCATCTCGGAGTAGGCCGGCAGGGACCAGTTGCGGCCGGCCTGGTCCTGCACCACGGTGATGCCCCGCTGCACCAGGTCATCGAGCAGGACCCGGCGCATGTCCCGCACCGTCAGACCCTCGGTCAGCTTCCGGGCCGTGGCCTCGAGGCCGGCACGGCGCAACTCATCCTGCACCCGCCGGCCGATGAGGGGAACTCTTCCACCGGTACCGGCGGTGGCCAGCAGTTGCGCTGCGCCCAGCCAGCCCTGCACCCGGGTGCCGGTAACCTGCAGGGCGGCATCCAGGCCTTCAGTCAGATTCCGGGCAGTAACGGTGACGGCGTCCCGGTTCACCACGGCGAAAGTGGCGGTGTCCAGCTGACGCCCCGCCGCGGCGAAGCTCGCCACGGACGATTCTGCGCCTGCCCGCCAGGCCGCGTCCACTGCCCCCGGTTGCCCGGCCTCACCCAGGGCCCAGCGATGCGTCCCTGTACGCAATTCGGCCAGGATCTGCTGGAGCTCCCGGAGCCAGGCCCGGTAAAAGACCGGGCTGCGCCCCTGGCGGAGCGCGGCGGCCAGGCGCTCCAGCGTGCGCTGGTGTGCGTCGCCGTACAGGCGGACGAGTTCACGGACCAGGCGGTCCGTCGGGTGGGGCTCGGCCACCGATGATCACCTCACTACCCGTCACCTCCGGGCCCGTTCTGACCGCTGCCGGCGCCGGGCATGAAAAGACCGCCGGCGGCCTCGGCCTGCTCGGCGGCGATGCGGTCCGACTCTTCCTCGGCCTCGGCCTCGCTGAGACCATCCAGTCGCTGCAGCGCCCGGATGGTGCTGGTCAGGCCGGCTTCCTTCCGCCGGGCCTCGGTTTCGGCCGCCTCCTTGGGGTCCTGCGGCAGGCCGTCGGCCCAGTCGATCACCACCGTGGTCGGGCGGTACCGGGCGCCGGCCAGGTTGACTTCGAGTTGCTGGGCGGCCAGCAGCGCCCGGCGCAGGGCCGGCTCGAGGCGTTCACGCTTGCGGCCGGCCACCGCCAGGGGCCGGGCCATCCGCAGCCGGAGGGCGGTACCGCTGGCGGCGCCGCCCTCCTTGTAGTTAGAAAAGGCCGCCGGCGTCGTGCCGGTGACCGTGTAGAAGATCTCCATCAGCTTGTCCCAGGCCTGGAAGTTGGCCTGCATCTGCGGGTCCCAGACCAGGTACCCCGGCGGCTCCTCCCCGCCCTCAACCGGGATGTACTTGCCGTCCGGCGCCGTCTTGTAGACCCAGGTCTCCTTGTCCTCGTCCCATTCCATCACCGAGGTGGGCCCGTACATCGTCGGCGCCGCGTGCTTGTCGAAGATCATGCCCCACTGGCTGGCCTGCACGTTGAACTGCGGGATCAGGGTATCGATGGCCCGGTAATCGCCGATGCCCAGCACCGTCTTGGAGGTGGCGCTGTTGCTGGCCGGCTGCACCAGGAACTCCGTGACACCGGGCAGGTCCTGGTCCGCTGTGGTAACGCCCGGGGGCAGGCTGGGCGGCAGCTCCCGGCCCAGCGAATTCCCCTGCAGCTCGTACCGCCGGTACTTGATGTGCCCCCGGTAGTGGATCTCCACGTTCAGCACCCGGCGCTGATCTTCCAGCTCCTCGATGCTGAACAGGATGTGGGCGATGACCCGCTTGCCCATCGTCCACGGGATCCACTGGTCCGCGGGGTAGCTCTCAACCCGGGCCCGGCCGGCCTCGCCGTCGAGCACGGCCACGAACACGCCGTTGCCGGCGATGCTCTGCTCCAGGACACACTCGTGGATCTCCAGGCTGAGTTCCTCGGTGAGCCGGTTGACCGCTGCACGCTCATCCTCGCCCGGATCGCCTCCCCCCTCCACCACGGAGCCCGCCCGGACCTTGGGCGGCTCGTTGACCATCAAGTCCGCCCACAGAAGGCTGAGGCCCTGCGGCAGGTTAATCTCCTGCTCGTGCGTGCCCCGGGCGGCGGCGATGCGGCTGAGCAGCTCCAGCAGCGTCTTCGGGTCCTTCTTCTCCTCGGCCGTGGCGTCGGGCCGCAACCGCTTATAGTGCTCGGCGTAGATCTCGTGGTGGTCGCAACCGAACAGCTCCCGGTCCTGGCGGATCTGCTCCAGCCGTTCCCGGTGGTCTGTGTCACCCACCTTCGGGGGCCAGGGCTTTTCCGGCGCCAGGAACGGCGGGAAGGGGAAATCGGGCACGAAGCATCACCACCTCGGGTGCTTGGGTATGACACGGGGCCGCGGCGCCGTCCGGCCGGTACCGCCGAGCGTGACAGCGCTCTTCACATGGATCAGGCCCGTCACCCGGGCGACGTGCTCGCGTAGCTCCAGTGCGATGGCCATGGCCAGGACCCGGTCATCTTGCTTGCCATGCTGGGCTTCGGGCTTGCCCTTGGCGTTCACCTTGAAAACCAGCATCTCATCCAGCAGGCCAGGGGACCGAGGCTGCAAAACCTTCTCGCGGACGGCCTGCTTGATCTTGCCGAGGATGACCGGGCGGGTCTTGATCGTGGTCTTCCAGCCGTACTCCCGGATCTTCTGCCGGTGGGGCCAGCCCTCGCCCCAGAGGTTGGGGTAACGGGTGTACTTCTCCAGGACGTTCACCGTAGCGACGCCCATGCTGTTGGCCTCGGGCCCAAGAAGCGCCCGGTTGTACCAGATGCCCAGCCAGTGGAGCTTGCGTCCGTACAGGTCCGGGTCCATGCGCCCGTGCAGTTCGGCGACATGCTCCAGGGACTCGACCTCGAGGACCTCGGCAGCGTCAAAGTTGCCGTCCTCCTGGCCCTCGACCACGTCAGCACCGATCACGTACCGCTTGCCCTTCTCGGGCAGCTTCCAGACCCAAACCTCACCGAAGGGGTCCGGGCGGAGCACCGGCCGGCGCTGGCGTTCGGACTCGACCTCGTCCAGATGATACCGGGTCGCCGGCGGCTCCCGGCGCAGCTCCTCCTTCAGGGCGATGACCGTGGGCGTGTGGAACCACGGCCGGCCAGTCACCAGGAAGGCCTCGTCGGGGCTCGATGGGTACTCCTGCTTGAACCGGTCATGATCGCCCTCGCAGAGGTTGGTCACAGCCCAGCGGCGCCATTTCAGCTGGCAGTAATCAACCGGGTACAGCCGGGCCAGCTCGACCTCCTTGGCGTCCAGCTTGAGAAAGTCGACATCGCCCGGATCCGGACGGCCGCCGGCATCGACCTGTGCGCGCACCCGGGCCCAGGTCTCGTCCTCCTCGCGGGTGGTGGCCAGGCGGTACTCGCCATGCTCCCACCAGGCGACGAAGACCGGCTCGAAGTCCGACTCCCCGCGCTCGGCTGCCTTCCACATCTCGTGGAAGGAGCCCTGCGCGCCGTTGGCGGTCGACTCCAGAATCAGAACGGTGCCCGGCTCATTGGGCACCGCCTGCAACAGCGCTGTGAATGTCTCAGGGTGTGGCCAGAAGGCTACCTCGGAGGCGTGCACGAACTGGTAGGTCCCGGACCGGCCGGCCTGGGGGTCCTCGGCCGTCTCCACCTGCACCCGGCTGCCCAGTCCAGGGTGCTGCAGCCTGGCCTTCGGGTCCGGGTTGTCGAACTCGATGATGCCCAGGGACTCGTTGCGGGTCTTGACCATCGGCCGGAACTCGGGCCGCAAGTTGTCCACGTACCGCAGGAACATGCGGAACAGGTTTTTGGAGCCCTCCGACTCGTGAGCGATGATCAGGCTCGAGACCTGGTGCGTGCGGGTCGTGTAGTAACAGTTGAACCCCTGGATGGTCGTCGAGAAGCCGATCTGCCGGGCCTTCAGCACGATGATGCGTACCGGCTTGCCAGCCTCTTGCTGCCGGCGGATGGCCGCCATCAGTTTCTGCTGGCCCGGGTTCAGCCGGAGCGGGACGAGCTGGCCGCCGCTCTTGGGCCGGATCCAGAGCAGGTCCTCCGCGAAAGCCACCGGGTCAGTGGCGTAGACCCGGTCCAGCTGCGCCAGTTCCTCGGGTGTAAACGCATCCTCGGGGAGCTGCGCATCCGACCTGGGGAGAACCATGGAAGTCACCACCGGTATTGCACGTGTGAAACGGGGTGTAGAGAAGTTGGGGAGCGGTCCGGCGGGAATCGGGCCGGAATCGCGGAGTTGGTGCGAGTAGAGAGGGGTTGGGGGGCCCCAGGGGGCGGCCCCACCCCCGGGGTTAGGCTGGCCGGGGGGGCCGGGGTCAGACCACCGCCACCCCCGGCTACCTGCATACAACCTGCATATCATCTTGCCTTAACCTAATCAAACAAAAATTTGACTAGGTTACTGGAGATATTAACAAGACCGGAAAGCCGCTCGTAGACTTGCTTTCCGGCATTGGACGTTTCTCGGCGTCTTGATTCACGATTTATTCATTCGTTATGCGCTCGCCTAGGCCGGGTTAACCAGCCACTCAAATGCACGCAGCGCATAGCACCATCCAGCCTTTATGCATCCGTCGGACCCTGCTGGCCACCTGGGGAACTGCCCTGCTGCAGCCGTTCCTTCATGCGCTGGCGGGCCAGTCGCTGCTCGTGGGTCTCGGTGAGGGTGGTCTGCTCCACACGGTGCACCAGGTCACCACGCAGCTCGAAGAAGAGACGCAGGGCCTTTGTCTCGCCGGCCTTGACCAGCTGCATGAGCGTGCCCCAAGCGTCCGGCAAGTGCTGGTCGGTGATCTGCTTGACCAAGTCGTTCTGGAACTTCACCCATGCAGGGTTCTGGCGGGCGTTATAGTAGGTCATGCGGCTAACGCCGGCCAATTCGCAGAGAGTGGTGACGATACGGGGAGCGCGGGGGTCCGAAGCAACAAGTGCCAGCCGCACCTGCTCTTCTGTCAACCCGAGATCTGTCCGTTCCTGCAAAATATTTCTTGCCATTTGTTGGATAAATAGCTGATAATCAGGAACTTCCTCTTCCTTGATGGTGTCGACCAGGGCCTGTAGGTTCCTGGTCTTTTTGCGCTTGTACACGCTACGCACGCTCACACCCCCTTCCCTGCGGCTTGTCTGCACATCCTGACCAACAAAATCAGGGAGGCTGCCTGTTGCTGGCAACTCTCCCCCACGCTACCACAATTCTATGTCAACAGTGCCACTCACGTCAAGGACCAACTTCAACTGGCCCAGTCGGCGCCGCTCCACAGCCGCTCGACGCACTCCTGGAAGTAGACCTCGGCAATCAGCATGACCAGGGCCATCTCCCGCCGGCGAAAATACGTCCGCCTGGCCAGGCCGAGCACAGCAGCCGCTTGCTCGTGGGAGATCTCCTGCTCCTGCGGCCACCGGGGATCCTGGCGGTAGAGATAGCGAACCCTGACCAGCTCGTGCAGTTCTTCGGGTAACCGGCCAAGCGCACCTTCGAGCAGCCGGACCACACGGCTGGTATGAACCCGCTCGGCTGTTTCGCGTTCTGTCACGGATCCGCTTGGCGATCCGGACGGGACAAATCCGGGGGTAAAACCGGAGCCACCCTGGTACCCGCCCGGCTCTTCGAGCACCCGCTTGAGATCAGGCAGCTCAACCAAACGATTTTCCATTTCATGGAATGACCATATGCGTGGACGTTGGATCAAGGCACTTTCTCCCCTGTGGTACGGGCTGTGGTACGACCCCTGGTACGACCCAGGTCGTACCACTGGAACCCTAGAGCCATGCGGCCTAGAAACCCCTGGCACGAGCGGTACGACCTTTGTGCGAAACTAACCCTTACATTGCGTTTTTTCTACTATGGATTTCCATATGATAGGAATATCCCATTAACAGGAAATCCATAGTAACCGTCATGGTATAAAGAGAAACTGACCTCGTACCACTCGTACCACTCGTACATCCTTACAACCATCTGCGTTTCACAGGTACGACTCCGGTACGAGTGGTACGACTTCAACCTATAACCCGCTTGCTATTACATGCTCATCAAGTTGCCATGCTTCCCACCGAAGGACAACGCAGCGGATTCTCCCATCGCGGTAGCGAATTGGGTAGGTCATCCCCGACTGTGCCTTAATCCAACCCCGTTCCTTCCACTGCCTGAGCACCGCGTCATAGTTGAATCCCTGATCCGTCAGGAACTTCTTCAACTTGTGCGGGAAGAAGGCCACAAACCGCTCGTTCTGGTAGTCCGCATCCCGCCAGACACCGAGGTACTCGTGGGCCGGCCGGGTGAAGTCGCCTTTCTCCCAGAACAGCTCCATCGCGGCGTGGGCCCACGAGCGTACCGCTTCCAGCGCCCGGGTCGCATAGTCGGAATCGTCCAGGCCCCGGGCCACCTCGCTGGTCACCGGCAGCACCGCCTCGGCGGCATCGCCGGGTAGCCCCAGCAGCTGGTGCACCAGGTCGCCGGCAACCCACAGGGCGGCCAGGTAACGGGCCATGCGGTCAGCGACGTTGCCGGGGTGTTGCTCGGCGAGCTGGCGGGTGCGCAGGCGGTACAGGTCCCGGAGCTTGTCCCACTGGTCCCGGATGCGCAGCAGCTCCTGCAGGAACTGCGGGCCGGCATGGCCGTGGTTGGCGGCCACGGCGGCCTTGAGCTCCCGAACGGTCTCACCCCGGGGCTGCCGGCCGAAGGGCGAGCCCCACAGGGTGATGGTGCGGGCCCGTGCGCCGCCGAACTCCGTGGCGGCCGTCAGCGGCGCCTCGCCAGTGCTCAGGCACACCGTGCGCCAGTGGCCGGTGCGCTGTACGCCGCCCTTCTGGGCGCCGCGGCCGCGGCCCACGCCGTTGGCCACCAGGTACAGGGTGGCGGCGACGGTCCGGTGGTCGGCGGTCTGGCTGTCGTCGAGGAAGATCGGCAGGTGGTTCATCAGGCTCGCATAGCGCTCGGCGAAGACCTTTGTCTGGTTCCAGGCCTTCACGAGGCCGCCGGCGTCCCCTTGGGGCCGGCCCCAGACGCTGGCCGCCACCTCGAGCGTGGTGGTCTTGCCCACGCTGGTGTCATCACAAAGGTCGACGATGAAGTTCGGTACGTCCAGCACCGGCTGCAGGGGCGGCACCAGGGCTGCGTAGAGGCACAGCATCACCCGGGGGAATTCCTGGGCCTGGCGCACCGCAGCAAGCCACTCCTCGGCACTGCCGGCCGGGGTGAGGGCGCTGACGATCTGCCAGTCACCGTCGCTCTCGGCCAGAAAGCGCACCGGCGCAGCCGAGCGCTCGGGTTCTTCCTCCTCGCCATCCTCGTCGTCATCGGCTGTGGCCACGCCGGCGGCGGAGATGGTGCGAGGCCCGGCGATGAAAACCGGCTCACCGCCGACCCGCTTGAGCCCGCAGGAGCTCACTACCACCCGCTCGGCGATCTCCTCCAGGTTGGCGGCCTCATAGTCGGCCAGGTACTGCACCACGGCGCGGGCGTTGTTGCTGGTCACCAGCAGGCCCCGGCCGGCAAGCCGCACGATCCGGTTCTTGTCAGCGACCTGGTCCCGGTCCGCCACCAGGTAGCGCCACCGGCCATCCCGGCAGAAGGCCACCTCCACCTGCTCGGCGCCGGTTTCAAGGTTGCGGACCCGCGCGCTCACCACCAGGGGGATGGGCAGGGCGCGCACCAGCTTCAGCTCGTCGCCCTTGGGCTTGATCTCATAGAGGCCGTCCGGCCGCAGCCGCCAGCCTGCCGGCACCACAGCATCCTCATCGACCGGCGCGTCCAGCAGCTGCTCGAGTACCGGCAGGCCGTCGCGGCCGTCGCCGGCGTCCACGTCATGGTCCGCCTGGGGGTTGTAGGCCGGGGCGCCGGCGATCAGCCAGTCCAGCTGCTCCCGGGTGCCGCCGGCCAACACCCAGTCCGTAATGTCCTTGGGATCACCCTTCTCCCGGTGCTCCAGGGGCAGCTTGAGGATCTGCACCCGGGCGGCCGTGGCAGAGAGCGCACGGGCCGCCCGCAGGGCACCGTCCTGGCCCTGCTGGTCGACGTCGTAGCAGATGATCACCCGCTTACCGGCCAGGGTCTGGGCCCGGTCCTTCGGGAACCGCTTGGCGCCGGCCGTGCCGGTGATGGCCGGCACGCCCAGCGACCAGGCGCAGAGGGCGTCGAGCTCCCCCTCCACCAGCAGCAGGGTGCCCTCCTGCAGGGCCCAGGACGGGTACAGGCCGGGCTTGCCGTTGCCCGGGCCCCAGATGATCTTCCGGCCCGGGCTCTTCTTCTGCCAGTCATAAAGCCGGACCCGCTCGATGCGGCCGTCCGGCCCGGGTACCGGGATGACCACGCGGGCCTGGTTGGGCTCGTAGCCCAGGCGGGCCCGGCGGATGATGTCGGGGGAAAGCCGGCGCTTGTCGTGCAGGAAGTTCTGCACCTCGGGGTGCCGCTGCAGGGCATCCTCGGCGCGCCGGACCATGCCTTCCAGCGGAGAGACGGCGCCGGCCGCCACCGGCGGGGCGGAGGGCGCACTGGCATTGTCGGCTGGTATATGCCTTGTTGACTGTCCATTTTCAGGTGGTTTTTGCCCGGTGGGGCGGGGCCGGCGAGCGCGTTCCTCTGTGGCCAGCCCGGCGCGCTCCGCCAGTTCCTGCAGCGCCACCTGATTGCTCACGCCCCGGTACCGGGCCCAGAAGTCGATGACGTCGCCGGTGGCGTCGCAGCCGAAGCAGTGGAATCGCTGGGTGCCGTCATCGGCCGGGTAGACCTTGAAGCTGGGGTCGCTGTCACTGTGGAAGGGGCACAGGCCGGCCCACTCCGCTCCTTCCTGGCGGAGCTGGACGCCGGCCTGCGCTGCGACTTCGGTAACCGGGATGCGTGCCTTGATCTGCTCGATGATGGAGGGGGTCATGGAGGGCCTCCTGCCTGGCGGACGGGTTCTATGCTCGCTTGCCGCCGTGCCGGTAACCGCGGGCCCGGTTGCGCTCGTTTTTGCGGAGGATCTCCGCCTCCAGGTCGATGGGGGGTAACCGGCACAGGGTTGGTCCAGCCTACCTGGTTCAGCCAGCCCACCGTATCTCCAACCCGAATCATCAGGTCGGCGAGCTCCTCCCGGAAGTTGGCCGCGTCACCCTTTTCGACGGCCTCGATGGCCTCGGCAAGCTCGGTGACCATGAGCATCAGGTGGGCCTTGACCTGGGTCTTGCTGCCCAGCATCGGCGTGTTCCCGGCTTCGCCGCTAGCCTCGATCATGGCCATGTGCTCGAGCCCCAGGCACTGCAGATTGTGCATGTGGTCCTCGATTTTCTGGAAGGCATCGGTGAACTCGTGACCCCTGGCCGGGAGGTATCCACGGGGCTTGCGAATCGCCTCTACCATCTGGGCCACGGCCAGCACGAACGGCGCCAACGCGGCGATCTGGGTCTTGGGGGCCTGGGGAACCACGGTAGGGTGGGGCTCCTCGTGCCAGCCGTTGGCCTCGGCGGTGTTGTAGGCGGTATCAACCAGGCCGGTGATGGTGAGATTGTCAGCCATGATGCTACGCATTCCCCTCCGCTGTTGCCTTGGGCTTCAGGGACTCCACAAAGGAGTTGACCGCCCGGTCCACCACATCCACGTTGATGGTCACGCTTCTGCCCCGAATCGCCTTCATGGTCAGCCTGCGGGCCAGGCTGTAGGCGGCGTCCCGCAAGGCCTGTTCGCTCACCGTCACCATCCCCTGCGGTGGTGGAGGTGGCACGCCCTTCGCCGCACCGGTGGCATCCCCTTCCCCTAGTACTACTCCGTGAGGAGTTAGGAATTTCTTTGGTTCTGCAGCAGGATTGCCAGGATTTGTCGCGAACGAATTGTTATGAACTATACGGAGTTGCAAGCGATACGTGAACGCCTGGAAGAGTACGTTGCTCAAATCCTGTTTCCCGCTCTAAATCGTAGCCAGCAACGGCACTGGGGGTCTATGTTCGTTCGCGGGTTCCTGCTCGACGGGGAACGCAAGTCAGCTGGTGCGATAGCAGAGCGGCTACCAGACGGCAACGAGCAAGCGATGCAGCAGTTCTTGACCGATAGCACCTGGGATTTTCGTGATGTCCGTCGCCGCCTGGCTCAACAGGCCGAATCCTGGTTGCCGGCCGAAGGTGTCTGGGTCCACGATGACACCGGTTTCCCCAAGAAAGGGGAGCACTCGGTTGGTGTGGCACGGCAGTACTCCGGTACCCTGGGCAAGGTCGGCAACTGTCAGATTGGTGTCAGCATGCACTTGTCTACACGGTCCGGCAGCTTACCACTGGACTGGGAGTTATACCTGCCCAAAGAATGGGCCAACGACCCGGAACGTTGTCAGAAAGCTCGAATCCCTGCGGACCATATGGTTTACCGGGCTAAGTGGCAACTGGCGCTGGAGATGACCGACCGGGTGCTATCTTGGCAACTGCAGCCGCAGATTGTCGTGGCAGACGCCGCTTACGGATCGGTTACGGAGTACCGGGATGGACTGGTACAACGCCGGCTCAAGTATGTGGTGGGTATCCGATCTGACCTGAGTATTTGGGTGGGAGAAGTGCCGGCCAAGTCGCCTCTGGAGACACGTCGCCGCCGGACCAAAATCCGCTACGAGTACGGCAACCATCGTCCCGAATCGGTTCTGGAGGTCGCCCAACGTCTGCCGGTCGAAACGTGGCAGGACGTGACCTGGGATCAGGGTAGCAAGGGTCCCTTGCGGTCACGGTTTGCCGCCATCCGGATCCATGTCGCAAAGGGCTACCATGAGGGCAAGCCACCGCGGCCAGAAGAGTGGTTGGTCATCGAATGGCCGGAGTCGGAGGAGAAACCAACCGACTATTGGCTATCCAATCTCCCGGCTGACATGCCGCTGAAGGAACTCGTACGCCTGGCCAAAATGCGCTGGCATATCGAGCAGGACTACCAGCAACTCAAAGAAGAGTTGGGGCTGGACCACTTCGAGGGCCGTAAGTGGATCGGGTGGCACCGTCATGTCACCCTGACTACTGTCGCCTTTGGATTCCTGCTCCAGCAACGTCTTCTGTGGCAAAAAAGGGGCGCCTGATCCGCGCGAACACTCTGTCGCGTTGACACTGCCTCAGGTTCGCCGCATGATCCAGCGTCTGTTGGCCACCTGGACCGGCGTTTGCATGACATGTGGACGCCAACTGCCCAAACGTTACCATCGTTCTGTGCGTTGTTAACGGAGTAGTTCTAGGCCTTCCTTCAATTCCCGCGCAATCTGGCGAACGTCCCAGCCTTTACCATCACCATGGACCTCGTCGTCCTTGAGCACGATGAATCCCTCATCTTCCAGTTCGGCGACGGCCTCCAGCAAGGACACGACCTTGTGCCGATGCAATACGTCGAGCACGGCTCCTGAAGGAGACAGATCCCTTGTGCAAGAGGGGCATGGATCAGCATCGGTCTTCGGGTTGTCGAGCCCGGAGTAGGTGATCTTGCACCGCAGACACTGGGCCAGGAACTTGCCAGGGTTGAACGCGTCATGGTAGTTCGCCCAGTTCTTTGGCCACTGGCCGTCAGCCATGATGCTCACCACTCCCCGCCCGAATAACTACCGTCAGCTGCTCCGGCTGTCCCAGTTCCTTCAGGGCAAACTTCTGCACGTAGATGCTGCCGACGACCCCGGGATCACCGTCCGGCACCACCTCGCGGTACCGGACGGTGTTCTTGGTATCCTTCTCACGTGTGAAGGTGAGGGTCAGTTCGGTCATGGAGGGAATCTCCTTCCTAGATGGACTGCAGGTTGGTCTTAAAGCGGGTCATGGTGATGTTCATACCTTGTCGGGAACGGCTGCACTCCCCGTGGCAGGCGCTGTGGTGCGGGGCGAAGTTGTTGGCGTGCGGGCTGGAGGTATTTCTCCCAACTCCGCCCGAACCGCGGTATGCACAACATCCTCCACCAGCCGCCACGGGATCGTGACGCCACCATGCCGACTAGCGATCTGCTGCAGAACCTCGATGGCTTGGCCGGCGGACAAGGGGCCCTGCAGCACGAACCGCTCCTCATCCACGGCCTCCCAGACACCGGCAACCAGACGCTCGGGCCGGTAGTGGTACCGCAACGCCGGGGGATCGGTTGATCTCATTTGCACCGCTCCTTACTCGGGCAACCGTGTCGTGGGTGACTGCCGCTTTGGCTGATGCATTCTCGGCAGTCCGGCCTGCGCCGCTCGCTTGAGGGCGTTGAGCCTAGCTGCATCCTCCATTGCCAGCGGCACTGTCGTGTCGGCGATCCAGAACTCCACCCGGGGCCGCTGCGGATCGACCAGCAGCAGGGGCCTGTCCAGGTCGATTGCCGTGTCGCTGTCGTCGGTGAGCACGCCGTGGGTCACCAGCGCATCTACCAGGTGCTTGCCGGTCCAATTGCCCCAGTCTCGGCGGGCGCGGCGCCGGAAATAATAGGCGATGAGCACGTACGGGCGGCCCTCCGTGAACGCCGGCGGCCGCTGCTGCGCGATAGCGGCCCAGACAAACTGGTCGATCTCCTTGCGCAGCTTCTCCCGTACTCGCCAGTGGACGTGATCCCAGTCGTTGACCGACAGCGAGAGGATACGCTTGGGCTTGCCGGTGCGGCGGCTGATGGGGCCCTTACTGGCGCCGGGGTCCCGGTCGACAACGAGGCGGAACAGTTCACCGGGCGCCGCGATGCGACGTTTCGGCCGGTGCTTCTCCGTAGGCCACGGCCGGGTCACGCTATCTCCCCCCCGCCGCTGCCTCGAGCAGCCGCATAATCGGTCGCCCGCCAGACCCGGAATCCGTTGCCAGCTGCCTCTAGCACCAGGTAATCCGTCAGCGGTATTGCCTCACGCAGCGTGTCAAGGTAAACGGAGTGCAACCGCCTGTACAGCGCTACCTGAAACTGGCTTAGGGAGATCCGAGACCGCCCGTTGAAAACCCGCAGCACCTCGTCCTTGTGCAGCATCAACTCCAGGGCTAACTCAGTCGTCTTCCTGCGCTCCGCTTCCCGCATGTACTGCTCCCAGCCGATTTTCCGGAACACGTCCAGGGTCTCGCTTTGCCGCTGCATCAGATGAGCCATTTGCTCGGTGAAGTAGGCGATAATCATCTCGGCTGACCACTGCACGGTTCGGAGAGCGAGGTAGTTGCCTCACTGGTAGCGACCGGCTGACCGTTGGCCTGTTCACCCCGGGGCTGGCCAGTCTGAAGTTGGGAGTGCTGCCACTGTTGGCGCCATCGCCAGATGGTGCTCCGGGCCTTGCCCAGTTCCTGAGCGAGCTCGGCGTCAGTCTTGCCAGCAGCAAAGCCGGCGGCCGCTTGCTGTTTAACCTGATCGTCCACCACTCAAACCTCCTGTACTCCCGGCGGCCTACGTTATGTGACTTGCCCCGTCCCGTAGCTCCACCCGAACCACCTGATCCGCCAATTCCGCCAGGTGCTCAAGGTGGGTCACCATGATTACCTGGCGGCCGAATTGCCGGCAGGCTTGCTGCAGAAAAGCGCCAGCGGCGGCCAGGTTATCTGCGCTGACATGCTTGCAGGGCTCGTCCAGCAGGAGCGGGCCTTCAATCGCCGGCCGGGCGGTCTCCAGCATCGCCCAGCGTAAGGCGATGGCCTGAATATCCGCGATGCCCCCGCCACGACTGTCAATGCCCTCGGTTTCGATGACGCCTTCACCGCCGTATGGGGACCGAATCCGGCACCACACGGCCGCCCGGTTGCCGATTTTGCCGGCCTCAAGGTGAAACTCATAGCCGGGACCAAACACTGCCTGGAGGCTGCTGGTAACCAGGTCTTGCACCCGCTGGCGCACTTGCTCCCGGGCAAAGTCACCGGCTTCCCTCAGCAGGATGGCCGCCAACCCGATGTGCTCGCTTCGCATCCGGGCGCTGGCCAACTGCTGTTCGACTTCCTGCCGGCGGGCGAGCAGGGCATCCCGCTCACCCTTCCGGCGTTCCAGGTGGGAGCGCGCCGCGCTGGCTCGCTGGTGCAGTTCAGCCAGCTCAGGCATTCTGGCCACCCGCCAGCAACTGCTCCGCCTCATCCAGCAGTCGGTCACGCTCATCCTCGAGGCGCTGGATTTCCTGGTCGATGGTTTCGGGGGTGACGCCGGCTTCGCTCATCTGTGCCAGAATCTGGTCCCGCTGCTTTTGCAGCTCCTCCATCCGGGCCTCCGCCCGGGCGCGCTCGGTCTTGGCCGTCTCAACCTTTTGCTTGAGAGTCTGCAGGCGCTGGACGACAGGGTCGACTGACACGGGGATTACCTCCTCTACTGATGGGTGTGGGCCAATCCGGCAGCGATCTCGTCTGCCGCGGCGGCATCGATCGACTGCAGGCACGTGGGACAGCGGGCGGTTTCCCGGAGGGCCCGGGCATAGTCGGCGGCGGCGCCGTCAAGTTCACGGTCCTTGTTCTCGATGTACTCCTGCCCTTTGCTGATGCGGGCTGTGGCGTCGGCATGTGCGATAGCAAGGCCACGCAAGCTGGACGCCAGCTCATGGTGGTGGGCAGCGGCCTCAACGATGCCGGCGGCCTGTTCCCGCCGGAGACAGCGCCGGATGATCTGTTCCGTTTCGCTGACGGCCGAATCGAGCCGGCGCCATGACTCCCTGAGCGGGCGCAGTTGCTGCACCATCGCTCCCGCCTGTTGGGCATTGGCGATCCGCCCTGCGGCGTCAGCAGCACCTGCCGTGCGCTTGAGGATGGCCCGGGTCTCTGCCCAGTCAGTACGGATCTGATCCCGGGTGGCTTGCAGTTTTCGGAGTGTGTCCAGGTGTTGTCCGGTTTCCTGCGCCTGGTCAATCATGGGCCCAGCCGGGAGGACCCGAGCAGCCCATTCGAGTGTGTGTTCTAACATCGCAATAGCGTGCAGCGTCACGGGGAGCTCATCCGCCAGCTCCCACAGGTGCTGCTGGCGCTCGTGGGCCTGCTCTGCTGCCGTGACCCGGTTCGCCGCGGCGTCGACCCCTAGCAACTGCTGCAGTGCCCGCTGAACCAGGTCCACCTCCGCGGCCAGGCGCTGCCAGGACTTCCGCAGTGCAGCCAGCTTCTCCAGCTGGCTCACCAACGGCCCCACGGCGGCCAGCGCCGCCTCCGCTCTGGCCAGGCGCTCCTCCTCCTCGTCGAGGCCAGCGTAACGCTCCAGCTGCTGGCTGAGCCTCGCCAGCTCTTCCTCATGCACTTTCGCATCACGGGCGATAGCCTGCAGGTCAGCGTTGGCGAGCTTGATGCCATGGTCAGCAACGTGGACACCGGCAAGGCGGCTGAGCATGCGAGCCCGCTGTGGCGCCGGGTCGGTGATGAAAAACGGGGCCTCCAGCTGGGTGGCCAGGTTCAGGAGGGACGGGCGGTTGGGGTCGAAAGCGATGGGCAGCATACCGTGGGCTTCCAGCACCTCCAGGGGCACCTGGTGGCCAAAATCGGCCAGTTCCAGAGGTTCCTCGTCCGGGCGCTCCATGGTGTAGATGTTGCGCTTCCCCCGGCGCTCCCGGGTGATGCGGGTCCCGTCGCTGATGACCAAGGTTACTGCGGAATTGTTGGCGCCCTGGCGGACCCAGTCCCCGTCTGGTGCCTGGTTCCATGCAGCCCATCGGACCGCTCTGAGGATGGCCGACTTGCCGTTGTCGGAGGGGCCGGTAATCGCGTTCAGGCCCGGGTGCAGGCGCAGGACGGTGTTGGCGTGACTCTGGAAGTTCTGGATGCGGACCTCGGTGATGTAGCGCATGGTCATGCCGCCTCCTCGTCATCGCCGCCGCTGCCTGCGAGCTGCTCCCGGGCCCGGGTCAGGTATTCGAGGGCAAGGGCCCGGATGTTGTCCGGGGTGCCCTTGTTCCTGGCCACCCTGTCGATGACGCCGGCCAGGTCAAGAACCTTGAAATCGCCACCGCTCTGCACGCCCTGCAGGAATGCCTCCCTGGCCACTGCCTTTGCCTTCTCAGCCTCGATGTGGGCGCGGCTGAGGACCTCCGCTCCTGGCGCCGCCGAGTGCAGCGGCACCAGGTCCAGGGTGAAGTCGTTGGTTCCGAACGACAGCAGGACCACCTGCACCGTCCGCCCGATGTGTTCCTCATCAGCTGAGCCGCGCATGATGGCGCCAGGGTTGCAGGCGACCCGGCCGTCGTGCCAGATCGGGGCGAATCCACCGTGGTCATGGCCGGTGAGGGTAACGTCCGCGGCCGTGTGGGGCAGGATGTCGTGCACCAGGGTCACCGGAGCGTTGTACAGCGCCTTTGTGCGCAACATGCCGTGGACCAGGTGGACAGCCCAGCGGGCTGTGGGCGCACGGAAGTGCAGGTGGTCTGCCGGCGCGTCGGGCGACCCCGGCGGATAGACGCAGTAGTCCAGCCGGGGATCCCTACGGTCCAGATCCGGGTGAAAAGGTTGCCCGGTCACCTGAACCGTAACGCCACCCGTTTCCAGGACGACAGGCTCACCCGGCCACAGAAGCTGAATGCACCCGGCCGCCTCCACCACCCCCAGGGCAGTGCGGCGCAAGGTATCGGGACTGCCCCCCCAGACATCATGGCTGTTGCCGGAGATGCCAAGAATCGGGCAGGGGGACTGGCGCAGGAGGCTGATGAGGTCCCGTTCCACCGACTTGGAGACATCGGGCAAGTGGGTGAGGTCGCCCCCGAAGAGGATGGCCTTGCAGCGATGCCGGGCCGCCAGGTCAAAGATCTCCGTAACCTTGCGCCACATGGACTCCTGGTAGCTGTCCAGGCGGGCCCGGGGATTATCCCCGCGGGCATGGAGGTCGGTGCAGAACAGGAGATTCATATGGGTTCCTCCACCTCATCGCTTTAACCGCCGGTTCAGTGCCAACTTTGATGCCCGTTCCCGCTTGACCCGCAGCTCGGGCTTGAGTTCTGCTGCCCGCTGCAGCACTTGATTCCGGGCCTCCTCCGCCGCAAGGCCGAGCATGTCAGCGATCAGCCCGAACAAGTGGGATTGCAGAAACTGCCTGGCGCTCGCCACGGTGTGGGAACATGACCCCGGTTTGGCCAGACCCGTCCGGTCTCCAGCCAGGTCCATGATGACCTGGTTCAGGATCCCGGCGGCCAGTCCAATCCAGTTGTCCCGACGAGGATCCGCAGCAGGATTCTGCATGTCCACATTCCCCATGCTCCGGGCTAACGCCTCAAGCCTCATCTCGGCTTCCAGTTCGGCCGTCCGGCTGTAGCGGGGCGGCCGGGACCGCCGGCGGGCATTACGGTTTCTCCGGGGCATGCTCATCACCGCCCCTGGTCGGAACCGCCGGCAGCGCGCTCATCAGCTTCTGCCACCGGGGCACGAGGTCTTTGCGGATGGTCACGCTGCTCTCCCCGGTCACCACCAGGTGCCGGACCGGATCGCCAGGACAGCGCATCACCAGCATCTGCTGCAGGGCGCGCGGGCTGCTGCTGCCGGCCACCCGCACACGGTAGTAGACCATGCCATCCGGCAGGGCCTGCACCGTATGGCCACCGCTGCACGAGACATGGAGCTGACCGTCCCTAATTTGCAGACTGAGGCCCAGGGCCTCAGTATCTTGGTACCCATGGCCCCGGATCCAGACCGCGAATTCGGGAATGTGCACATGTACGCTGGGGCCGAGTTGCACCGGCATGTGGCTGGCGCCAATTCCGGCCCGGGCCTGCCAGTGCTGCAGCAGGCTGTCAATCGGCAGGAAGGCCTCGCGGTCGTACTCGATGTCGCGGGCGGTCTGGTGGAAGGGCCAGTGTTCCTTAGCCAACTCCTGCAGGGCCTTGGCCAGTTCGGCATCCGCATCCTCGAGGGGGGGCGCTGCCGTTGCCCCACTGGTCTGCTCGGTTGCCGCCACCGGTTGGGTGATGTCCTCGCCAGCCGCCTTCCTAGCCAGCAAGTCAGTGATCCGCCTGGCCAGTTCTGGAGGCTGCAGGGTGCCGGGGTTCAGCCGGCCGTGGCCGCCGGCAAGTGCCAGTTCCAGTTCCTCGGGACCGGCGAACCCGAGCCGCCCGGCGAGTTTCTCCATCTCGGCGCGCAGCTTGTCCTTGGTCTTGCCGTACTCCTCGGCCCAACGGCGGCCGAGGTCCCGCAGGCGAATGGCGGCATCGGCGAGCTCATCCACCGGTGCCGTGCTGGTGCCGGCGGCCTGGGCTTGATTCTCGATGGCGCGCTCGGTTTGCGCTTTGAGCCGTTCGTGCCGCTCCCGCTGTTGAGATTCCTGTGCTGCCTTGTGTTCCCGGACAAGCCGGCGCCAGACCGTGGCTTGCTTTGCACCCCAGCAGGAGGGTTGCAAGCACACCGGGGCCGGGCTGCCAAGCGACATCCGCAATTCCGTCCGCATGGGGCATTCGGAACAGATCGGAGCACCAGTGCCTTCGATCGTCTGGTCCAGAGGGAAAACCCGATCCCGGGGCGGAAAATTTTCGCCATAGCCGTTTCGGAGATAGTAGGAGACGTCGGCCTCCTGCAGGCTGCGGCTGGTTTGCCACAATGCCCGGCGAACCCATTCCGCAGCCTCCGACGCCGGCGGCTTGTACTCGGCCATTTCCTTGGCCACCTGCAGAACGGCTTCCGGGACTTTCTGGCCCGGTTGCGGCAGGTACGGTCGCAAGGCCAGCGCTGTGCGGATGGCCAGGTCACCGTTGACCACGGCTGTCCGCACAACCTCGGGCAGCTCCCGCAGTGCAAGGCGTTCCGATACCCAGCCCTGGGACTTGCCCAGTTTCGTTGCCAGCTGCTCCTGGGTGTATCCGTGGTCCTGAATCAGCTCGGCGAAAGCGTTGGCTTCCTCCAGGGGGGTCAGGTCCTGGCGCTGCAAGTTCTCCAGTAGCCGGAGCTCCGCAGCCTCCTTGCTGGTCACTTGGAGCACTACACACGGCACCAGGGGCAACCCGGCTAACTTGGCGGCGCGCAGCCGCCGCTCGCCGGCGACCAGGTCGTGGTGGCTGTGCACACGGTTGACCACCAAGGGCTCCAGAATGCCGTAAGCACGGATGGAGTCGGCCAGTTCCTGCAGCTTTGCCTCATCGAAGTGCTTACGCGGGTTGCCCACCACCCGGATCTCGTCCGGGCGCAACCTGGTCAGGGTGCCACCGCCAGCACCGAGCCCGGGCATCGTGAACGGCTCATTGGCATCATCGGCTACGGGGATCGGGGACTGGGAATCGGGGATTGCGGGCGGTGCGTCGCTGTCCAGCTCCAGCGATACTTCACTTTCCAACCGCGCATTCGGGTGCTTCGCCAGCCAGCCGCGGACGAGTTCTCGCAGTTCCTCCGTGGCTGTTGGCCCGCGCCGGATGCCGGCAAAGTCGTCCGGCTCAAACTGCAATTCGCCCTCGTTATCCGCTCCCTCAACCCCCGAAACCCACAGGCTTGCCGAGACCCCTCCGGTCGGTGCCTGGCGGACGATGATCAGGGGTGCTTTCCCGACCTCAGCCTGCGCTGGGGCTGCCTCCGACCAAATTGGCTCCGGCACCTCGCTCCACACCGGTCGGGTCTCATCGGCGATGAATGCCAACTGCCGGTCGGTCCGGGTGCGCAGAAACTCCCGGATGGCGTCCCGGAGCTCCGGCCCCTTCCAGCTCTTCTTGACCTCCACCTGGTTCCGGGTTAGGAACCGGGCCATCTCCTCGGCAACGCAGACGCACCAGTAGCTGCGAATCGCTTTCTCCATCTCGGCCCTGTTGGCCAGCCGGCTGGTTGCTGTCTCCTGCATCCGCTTCACCCCCAAACATCACACGTGTGAATTGGAACCCTCAGACGGGGAATCGAGCCTGGCCTGCAGCACCCCCCCCGCTCTTCCGCGGGGTCCGGTAGAGACGGCTCAGCAAGTGCTCAACCGTGGGCGGCGCTTCTTCGCGCCGGCTGACTGGGATCGGCGGAGCATAGACAAGGACCACCTGGTCACCGTGTTCTCGTACCTCCACCTCGTAACGGTGCTGGCGCATGGCCTGGGCAAGTCTCTCGGCGTCTTTCCGAGGCAGCGGAAATGTCGTGTGCCGGCCCCAATTCACACTGCCCACGGGCGAATCAACTCCCACAATCTTTGCCCTAACCGGTGGACCCGGTGGTCTATAGCCACTTCCGTGCGGCCCAACCGGACGGCGACCTCTTTGTAGGTGAGGCCTCGCCGCAGCAAGCGGGCCAGCTCGGTGTCCTCGTCGGGTGTCCAGCGCTTGCCGCGGCGCCGGCGACGCTGATCGGCGGCCAGCTTTTCCTTCAGCCAGAGCGGACGCTGACCTGGGTATGGATTGCGGCACCTGGGCCGGAGACCTAACCGGAGGTGGAGATCCGGGCACTGTCTGGCATCCCACTCTTCCGGGTGGGCCCTCAGGAAGGCAACGAGATCCTCCCGGGCCACCAGGTGGATCTTCTTGCCGGGTACCGGCGCCAGCCTGGCCGGCAGCCAACCCTTGCGGATCCACCCCTTCACACGCTTGCTGCACGTGCATAGCATCCGGCCAATCTGGCTGGGTGTCAGGTCCTGGCGCCGGCGTTGCCTCAGGCCCAGTCTCATGGCCTTGACCTTGACGGCATTTTCCGACCGGCCCAGCTGCCGGGCGATTTCGGCATAACTGCAGCGGCCGAATGCACCACGGAGGAAGTCCACGTCTGTGGCCGTCCATGGCGGCTCCTTCTCCCGCCTCAGCCCCAGCTTGCCAAGCCGGTTCATCACGGCGGCCCAGGTGCGGCCGAGTGCCACCGTGATCTCGGTGATCGGGCGGCCGGCGAGCTCGCGCAGGCGTTCATCCTCTTCGGGGGTCCACGGGTGCCGGGTGAGGGGTGCGGCCATTACTGCTCACCTCGGAGATCGAGAATTTCCAGCTCGGACTTGCCGACCAGGTGGGCCACCCGCACCACGGCCGCCAGTTCAGCCGGCGTGAGCTCCAGGCGGTCCTGGTCTGTGCGATAGGGCACCAGGTGCCAGGTGCGGCCGGCGGGCGTGGTGATGGGTAACTCGGCCTGGTCCGTGCTCATTTGCCAGGCCCGGAACCTGCCCGCCAGCGGATCCGTTCCAGTCGGTGCCGCGGGATTCGCCGGGCACCCCGGCCAGGGGCAGAGAGTGGCAGCTGTGGCCAGCTTGAGCAGCTCGGCCTGATGGCCCAGCAGCAGATACCGGCGTACCGCTTTCTCGGCAACATCGGCCGGTGGATCCGGGTTATCGGCCATCCACTGGTTGCCGCGCTGGATGGCCGCATGCACCTGGTTGTACAGCTCCTTCAGCCAAGGGGACTCGACCAGGGGTTGCTCTGGGGGGTGCCAGCTGAGCCACGGCCGCTGGCTGGCATCGGCATCGGCAAATGGATCATCGGGGGGTGGCTGGATCGGGCGGGCCCATGTGCGCTCTTCCAGGTCGACCTCGGCAGCCCGCACCAGGTGCTGCTTGGCGCCGGGCTGAACGGAGCGGGCCCGCTCGAGCAGGACGTCAGGTTCCAGGGCCATGGTTCACCGTCTCCTTGGCGCTTGTGACATCACCCGCTGGGTCTCTGCCCGGCGCTGGCGCTCTTCCTCGATCTTGGCCGTCAGCAGGTAGCGGAGCGAGGCCCGGTACCCGCAGGTACAGCGGCAGATGCCGTCAGGACCCTCCACCGGGCACGTCAGCCCCTCCGGGGAGCGACACCTTGGGCAACGCACCGCGACGTAGGTGATGGCGCCGAGGTGCTTTTGGACGAGCTGGAGGAGTTGCAGGTCCGCCACCCGGCTCCACCTCCCCGGATGTGCCATCGGGGTCTACTTGCAACTGATGGGACTCCAGCGTCTGTTCCCCGGGCCACCGCCGCCAGGGGGTGACCGTCACCTGAATGTGGACGTGCTGCCACTCAGCGTGCAGCCGGGGGGCCAACAGCTCGGCCAGGGACTCGAATGCCCAGCGCCAGTCCTGGATACGGATGGCCATCGGCTGGTAGAGTATGGCTTGTTCCTCTCGCATGTCGGCGACATCCAAGTGGATGCCGTGCTGTTGAGCCAGTTCGCGGAACCTGGGCCAGTACGTGCGCCTGAGTGTTACCTCGCCCGTAAATGGGTTGTGGGTGTATGTCTCAACCCGCTCCGGGCCTCCCCGTTTGATCGCCGGCGGATAGTTGGCGACCGTGTTCTCCTCGGCGACGGCCCGGCGGAACTCGACCGGCAAGTCCGGGCGGGTATGGAACCGGATGCGCGAATCCAGTTGCACTGCCAGCCGCATCAGTTACCACGCCCGGCCGCGAGCCGGACCACCCGCTCGCTGTATATCCGGGCTGCGACCGGCGCCCGGTCCCGCCACCGAGGGCCGCCATTATACCGGGCGAGGGCCTCGACGGCATTGCCACCTGTCTCCCGCAGCAACGCCGTCAGATACCAGGCTCCGGCATCCAGTGATTCCAGGGGATCCGCCAGGTCAGGGATGGGTCGCCCGCGTGCCTCGGCGATCCACCTGGCTGTCTCGGGCAGGATTTGGGTCAGTCCGATTTCGCCGGCGGAACCCCGCGCCTGGGGATCCCACCCGGACTCAACATGCACCAGAGCCGCCAGCAGCCTGGGGTCCAGGCCATGCCGTTCCGCCACGTCGATCACGAGTCGCTGGTATTCTGCCGGCACTAGGTCTTCCACCCGCCGTAACCGGGATAGCAGGAGGGTTTGTTGCTGCCGGCCCGCCCGCACCGCCTGCTCAAACCGTTCCGCCGTCGCCCGGGCCCCGGAATGGAGGCGATCCAGGCGGTTGGCGAGGTCGGCGACGTCGACCGTCACCACATCTGTTGCCGGCGGGGACGGTGACGCTGGAGTACACGCTGACAAGGTAAGGACCAGAACCACTAGCGCGACAGGTGCCATTTGACTACCCTCCCTGCAGGAACGCCAGCACATCGCCGAGGTGGTAGATCTCCCGGGCGGGCGGCAGGGACCGCAGGAACTGTCGGCCATAGCCCTTAGTGCGGATTCGCGGGTCCAGAATGGCCACCAGGCCGCGGTCCCGGCGGGTCCGGATCAGCCGGCCAAAGCCCTGCTTGACCCGGATGATGGCCTGGGGGACAGTGTAGTGCATAAAGGGGTCCTCGCCATTGCGCTTAAGGGCCTCGGCCTTGGCCACAGCGATCGGATCACTGGGGACCTGGAACGGCAGCTTGTCGATGACCACGCAGCTAAGGGCCTCGTCCTCGACACTGACGCCCTCCCAGAACGTACCGGTGGCAAACAGGATGGGGCGGCCGCCGGCGGCGTGTGCCTCCTTGAAGGCATCCAGGAGCTGTGTCCGGGGCATGTCGCCCTGGCGGAAGATCACGTACCCTGCCTGTTCCAGCTCGGTGGCCAGCGACTCGTACACGGCCTTCAACTGCTTGTAGCTGGTGAATAGGACGAAGGCCCGCCCACCCGTTGCCTGCAGGACATCGCGCGTGATGCCAATGATGGCGTTGGTCCAGCGTTCCTCTTCACGGGGCTCCGGAAGCCCCCTGGGCACATACAACAGGGCCTGGTTGGGGTAATCGAAAGGACTGGTGACGTGCAGCTCTAGCACCTCGCGCTCAGTCCGATTGAGCCCGACCATGCGCTTGAAGTAGTTGAAGTTGGTCCCCGTGCTGAGCGTGGCACTGGTGCAGATGACCGCATGGAGCGGGTCCCAGAGCAGGTCCTGCAGGCCCGGACCGACATCGATGGGATTGAGATGCAACGTCACCCGGGGCTCCTGCCGTCCCCGCTCCACCTCCACCCAAGCGACGTTCTGCTCGGTGGATTCGGGCGTCGGGTTGAATACGTCCTGAAAGTCCCCGGCCAGGCCGGTGACCCGTTCCACGAGTGCCTGGCACCGCGCCTTGGTCCGGTCATCGGCCCAGGACCAGTCGAGCGTGGCCAGCTCGTCACCGAGCTGCTTGAGTTCCGCCACCAGGCTGATAGCCAACTGGCTGTACCGTTCCTGGCCCGGGACCCGGGACAGTGCCTCCTTTTCGAGGGGCCGCCCCGAGACTTCGGCGCCGGCAAAGTGCCCCATCAGACTGGAGTTCAGTTGGCGAATGTGCTGCAGCCGATCCGTCGGAATGTCCGGGTGCTCCAGCCGCTCAATGTCCCGGCACAGCGCCGGCAACCGGAACTGGCTAATCTCGACGCCGAAGGTGTTGGAGGCGATGTCTTCCAGGTGGTGGGCCTCGTCCAGGATCAGGGCGCCGTACTGCGGGAAGATGCCGTAGGGCAGGTCATACATGAGCAGGTGATGGTTACAGACCAGGATTTGCGCCCGCTTGGCGCGCTCGCGCACCTGGTAGAAACCGCACTCCTCAAACAGCGGACACTTGTGGCGGAGGCAGGAGTCGTCCACGTTGACCCGCCGCCACACATCGTCGGCCGGTACGAATGGCAGCTCGCTCTTGTCGCCGTCACTGGTTTCCCGGACCCAGGCCAGCACCCGATCCAGTTCGGGATCCGTGCCGGCGGCGGATTCCTTGGCGGCCTCCCCGGCCTTCAGCCGGCAAAGGTAGTTGCCCTTGCCCTTGATCAGGGCGGCCGAAAAGGGCATCTCGTCAGCCAGGACCTGCTGCAGGAACGGCACGTCCTTGCCCATGTACTGTTCCTGCAGGGCAATGGTGCCCGTGCTGACTACCACTCGTTTGCCCATCTCGCGGGCCCAGTGGACGGCCGGCACCAGGACGGCGAATGACTTGCCGGTACCGGTGCCCGCCTCGCCAACCAGATGGCTGCCGGTCGCCAGGGCCCGGGCCACCTCCCGCGCCAGCTGGATCTGGGGCTCGCGGGGCTCGTACCCGGGCATCTTCCTGGCGAACGTCTCCCGGAAGATCCGCTCCGCCACTGCCATGTCTGGTTCGGGATCCCGGACAGGCAGCCGGCGGTCCGGCCGGGCTGGCTCCTCCTGCGGATCGAAGTCGGGCTCGTCACCGCTGGCCGTGTCCGGTGCCGGATCGTCGGGCAACTCCTGCTGGCCGGCTTTCAGCTTCTCGATCAGCTCGACCAGGTCGCCCTCGCTGATCTCACCGGTCTCCCGCACCTGCCGGCGCAGGGCCTCGAGCTTGGCCAGCTTTTCATCGACCGGTACCGGTAGCTCCCAGATCCACTTGGCGGCGCAGATCGGGCCGAGACCGCGGGCTACGCTGTCGGGGTGGGTCAAGACCCGGCGGCAACGGTGGCAGCGGACCTGGCCCAGCGGATCCGGCGGCACCGGCGGCGGGAAGATCGGTTCGATGGCATCCGTGTCGGCGGCCACCGGCTCAGACGCAGCCTCCAGGATGACGGCGGCACCGCCCGCATCAGTTAGGGTCAGTTGCTGGCCCTGCGCCAGTTGTTCCCTCTCCTCCGGCGTCAGCAGGATCCGCAGGCTCGTCCCTTCCTGCCTCACTACCGGCACCGCCGTCACCACCTTTCTGGGCCCGCAGGTCAACAAACCACCTGGTCAGCTGCTGGATCTCGGGCAAGGTCAGGTCATCGCTCTTCGATTTACCCGTCTCCCGTTCGATGATGACCTTGGCGGCCATATCGGTGACGCCGGCGGCCCGCCAGGCCCGAACCAGATCCCTCAGGGCGTCATCGTGGGGCGCCCGCTGCTGGAGTTTCTGGAGAATCGGGATGACCAAGCTGTCCCAAGAAACATCCTCAACCCGCTGGCCTTGCTCGAAGGTACGGCTGCGGTCCTTGTAGATGATGGCGTCCCGCCGACCGTTCTTGTTGACCAGTTGGAATGCGAGGTCGAAGGCATAGATGGTGCTCCGCTCGGCGTCCATCTTCTCTCCGACCACCTTTCCGCTGTCCTTGTCCCGCTCGTAAGCGTGCCGGGCAGTGATGACCACGTGCATGGGGAGCTGCAGCAGGCGATTGAGAAATGTCTTGTAGTCCCGCTTCATCTCGCCGTGGTCTTTCCAGCTGAAATCATCCCGGCCTTTGGTTTCGGCTTTCAGGGACTGGTCGAACTGAATCTGCTCCCACAGCAGGGTGATCGGATCAAAGACGAGGGTCTCCCGGTCGTGGACAGCCGGATATTGCACGCTGGTGACCGGGTCTGTGGCCATGAGCCGCCGGTGGGTCAGGCGTTCAATGGTCCGGTTGAGGATCGGATCGACGACGGTTTCCTTTTCAAACCCGGACTCCAGAAACGACAAGGCGTAGTGGGCCTGCTCGACCATGTCACCCTGCAGGTTCTCCATGACCTCCCAGTCCGAGAACCCGGGCCGCCCGCGGAACCATTCGGTGCCTCGCTCCGGATCGATAACCGCCGGTTTGGGCGTCTGCAGGCAGAAGTGGGTTTTTCCCACGCCGGAATCGGCAAAAATACCAACCTTGCCGTATATGGGTCTGGTGCCACCAGGCTTACGGAAGGGGTTGATCAGTACCGGTTGCTGCTGCTGCCGGGTCATGGCTGCTGCTCCTTCCAGGCCTGGTTAGAACGGGACCTCGGCGTCATCGGCTGGCTGAGTCGCCGGTGCCGGCGCCCCCGCCTTACTGGCCCCCACAGTCGCCGGCGACCTGGTCAGGGCGGCGGGCGGTTTGGCCGGAGCGCTTGGCTGCTGCGGGGCCACTGCTTTCGGGGTCTGAGCAGCTGCGGCCGGTGCGTTGCCCTGCAGGAATACCCGCCACAGCTTGGTGGCCTCGTCGTAGACCTCGAACAGTACGACGGTCAGCTCCGCCTTGAACCCGCTGGCCACCCCGTACCGGTCGATAGAGATCTGGTTAATGATGTCGCCACGGGCCCTGACCAGGGCGCCCTTCGACACCTTCTCGTAAATGGGCTTGAGCCAGTCGGTGGGGGGGTGCACCCGGATGGTGTCCTCCCTCTCCTGATCCTCGCCCTGGGCGTCCTTGTATTGGCGAACGATTGTGATGGGGATTACATACTGCTCGTCAGCGGTTTTCTCGAGTTCGCCGAGGTGGCCAGCGACGTGATAGACGAGACGGTCCTCCCGGTCGGCCGAATCAGCGGCTCCCACGCCGAATGCTCGGATACCCCGGAACAGGCGCTCGTCCTGGGAAACCTGCTCCTCCAAGGTACCGTTGACGGAAACCCGGTCACCAACCTGGAACTGCTTTTGCGTGTCCAGATGAATGGACGGGCGCTTCTGGCTGGGCCAGAGGGTAAACCGGATTTTGTCGTCTCCAACCTGAACCTCGCCCTGAAGGTATTGGAACTTGCGGCCCGACTCTTTGGCCTCGCCCTCAATCATCTCCAGGGTGGCCAGTGTGCCCACCGCGATCGCTCGGTTGCTGTAGGGGAGCTTGTTGTTGTCAGCCATGCAAATACTCCTCTCCTCGCACTGGGAGCTAAGCTACATGAAGCGGTTCGGGTTCCATGGCAGGTCATCACTTGGTCAGCAGGCGCCACACGATGTAGGCCGCCGGCACGGCGATGATGGCTGTAGCCAGAACCGTATCCCAGTTGATCCGCCGGCGGCGGTATGGGCCCTTGATGGCGCTGGCCAGCGGTCGCCACTGCATCTGTCTCACTACCCCCCGCCCGGCACAGCAACCGTGGCTCGCAGGCGCGCCAGGCGCTCCTCCAGCTGCTGTTCGGTGTTCAGAAACAGGCCAACGGCGATTGCCGGCGCCTCTTCGCTCTCCGCGATACTGGCAATGGCCTTGGCGGCGGCCTGCAGGCCGGCACCGTCATTTCCGCCGGTTTCGTTTGCGGCTGTGCCGCTCCATCTTGCGTTTACTCTTGCGCTGCTGCGCCGCCCAGCGGCTGAGCTTGCCGCCGGATCTGAGCGAGACATGTCCCTCGTTGCGGCCGGACAGCACCTGGGAAGCGGCACGGTTCAGGTGATCCGGCACTTCGATGTAGCCGTCGGGGACGGAGCCATAAGGGTCTACCTTGACGAGGTGCCCGGTGTACGGGTTCAAACGATCACCGCCCGCTGTTTGCCGTAGTAAGCCCGGTACCGGCGCATGATAGCCGTGCACAGAGCCTCGTTGCACTTGGTCACGGCGCTGACGTGCTTCGGCCAGTGCCCGGCCGGCAGCCGGCCGCGCCGCTTGGCGGCATAATACGCCTTGTACGCGTTGACCACGGCCCGGACCGCGGTGGCATCGAACCCACCGGCCGCCACGTACGTGATCGGGTCTTGGTAGGTAACCCCGGCAATCTCCCGGGGCACTGCCTCTGTCGTCATGGTGCCGCGCGCCTCCCTTGGGGGTGACCGGGCCCGCCACCTCTTTGACGGGCCCGGCCTCTTTGCTACGTACTTATCTCACGTGCGATAGGCCGGACGGTCCCGGGCCCTGTTGATGCCCGCCACCTGCGAGCTGACAGTATAGCGTCACGTGTCGGCGATGCCGAGGGTGCCGGCGTAGTACGTGTCCAGCGACCTGCCAGTGTCCCGCCGGATCTGCGCAACCATGCGTTTGAAAGGAGCGTAGGCGCTGTACAGTGTGAAACCGAGTCCACCCCTCGTTGCCACCGTGGGCGCCGCCCGGATCCGCCTGGCCATGACCATGATGCTGGCCAGGACCAGCACGATCAGCGGGGCAACGGGCATGGGGGCGATGAGGGTCGTGCTGGCAGCCGCAACGGTCGGGGCTCCTGCGATGATCGGTGCCATCGGCACCGCCAGCAGGACCACCACGGCCATCAGGACCGCCAGGAAAGCCAGTAAGCGCGTCGGTCGCATCGGTATCACCTGCCTTTCCTTGAGATGTCCCCGGCCGGGGTGGTGCGGCTCCTGTGCCGCCATCAGGGTGGTTGGGGCTGGCACCCGGCCTCTTCAAGCGCCCTTGCTTAGCCCGGACTGGCTACCGGTGCACACGGGGTGGGCTATCACGCCGGACCGCTCCCCGTTCGGGTCAGCGCTCCAGCCACCCTGACGGCGGACCAGGCGTCCGCCGGGCCCGTAACGTGGGCCATTCGGGCCTCTTCGAGTGGGCATTTCACCGTGGCGTCCGACGTGCCCTGACGAACCTCTGCACCGCCCGGACTTACGAATAGCGGACAGAATCTGCCGCCTATGCCGGCGTCGATCGATGTGCGAGGAGCCACCCTCTGGTGGCGGCAGTCCGCCAGCCACCCGCGGTTCACGTAGGCGGGACCCGGGTCGCCCGGGACGCTCTGCGCTTTGCTACCGAATTAATCCCCGGACGGACCATCCGGGTACCTGTGAGGGGCTCGCTTAGCGGCAGAGTGCGTGGCCAGCGTCCATCCTGGCCTTATGCATAACCCCTGGTGGACGGGGGTGGGCTCGAACCACCGCTGCCGGGGACGTCTCCCCCGCTCTCCCTGCTGAGCTACCCGCCCGTACAGACGGGGGAATCCCCCGCCACTTCTGGTACCGGTCAGACCTTCTAACCTGGCGCTTGCGAGAGCGCCTGCTCACCCAGAGCCGAGACCTGCCAGCCGTGCTCACCACAACGGTGAATGAGGCCGCGTTTGGTTAGCTCGCCGATGATGGAAAAGTACCCGGGGTCACTGGGGGTGAGTCCCGCCACCGCCTTCACGGTGCGAGCGTTGGCGCCGGGAAGATCCCGGATGGCCTGTAGGATGCGGCGTTCATCATCTCGCAGGGGGATGCTGGCAGTTGCCACTGCCATCGCCTCCTCAAAAGAAACTGGTATGTGCCTCACCACGGGAGCAGCCGGTCCCACCAGCCGGCGCTCGCAGCCAGGATCAGAATCGTGACCAGGACCACCACCAGCGCCTGCTGCGACGACGGAACCACCGGCTGCGGCCCGTTCACCAACTCGACCCACCAGGTGCCGTTGCCATCTCGCCGGATCCGGCAGCGTCGAGGACCTGCAGCCCGGGCGATCTGGTCGGCTGCATCGATGCTGCCGAGCGTCACCCAGCCGAACTCCTCCAGGTCGAGAAGAACTACATTCAGTTGCTCCGGCGTGAGCTGCGTCTGCTGCCGAATGTGTACCTGCAAATCGGCACCCCCTCACCTGGTGACCACGTAGCCCTTGGCCGCCAGCTCCTGCCGGTGGGTTGCGAACAGCCCCTGGTAGCTCCAGCCGTACTCGCGACAGAGCACCGTGAGCTTGTGCCGCACCGCTGTCTTGGACTCCAGGGCCTCCAGGGCCGCAGCCCAAATGAGCTCCTGCTCCTCGGGGGTTGTCGCGGTCGGTGGCTTGAGCACCAGGGGTAACACCTGGCGCATCAGCGCCACCCACTGCGCCAGACGGGGACCCGCCGGCGCCGCCACCCGCTGTGGCTGGCGGGGCTTCGCAGTTCCGGGCAGACGTGGCAGGGTGATGGGCGCACTTTGGCTGAACTGTCGGGCCACTTGCATGGTATGTTCCTCCCCCGGATCCCTAGAACGCAGGCCCGAGTTTCTCGGCCACCCGCAGCTTGGCGCTCCGGGCACGCGGGTTGGCTTCGACTTCCGCTGGCCCCGGGACTGCCGGTTGCCGTCCCACCAGCCGCACGTCCGGCTGTTTCCCGCAGATGCAGGCGGGGGCGTGGGGCGAGCACGTGCACCCCCTGGCTGCCGCCGCCAGGGTACGCTTGACGATGCGGTCCTCCAGCGAGTGGAACGTGAGGATGGCCAGACGGCCACCGGGAGCCAGCGCGCTCAGGGCGGCTTCCAGCCCCTCGCGAAGTGCTCCCATTTCGTCGTTGACGGCGATGCGCAAAGCCTGAAAGGAACGGCGGGCCGGGTGCCCGCCCGTGCGCCGGGCGGGAGCCGGAATGGCCCGCTTGATGATCTCCACCAGGTCGCCGGTGGTCCCGATGGGGTGTTTGCTGCGCTCCTGGACCACTAACCGGGCGATGCGGTTGGCAAACCGCTCTTCCCCGTACTCCCGCAGGATCCGGGTCAACTCGCCGGCGTCCAGTTCGTTCAATAGATCCCGCGCCGTCAGGTCGGCGTCGGGATCCATGCGCATGTCCAGAGGAGCGTCGTGCTGGTAGGAAAAGCCGCGCTCGGCCTCGTCGAACTGGTAGCTGGAGACGCCCAGGTCAAACAGGATCCCGTCTGCTGCGGGGACGTCCAGTTCCGCCAGCGCCGCCGCCAGGTCCCGGAAATTCCGCCGCACCAGCCGCACCCGATCGGCGTAGGGTTGCAGCCGAACGCCCGCCGCCGCCAGCGCCGCCGGGTCCTGATCCAGGGCAATCAGCAGCCCCGCCGGACCCAACCGGCGCGCGATGGCCTCGCTATGTCCGCCGCCACCGGCGGTGCAGTCCACGTACGTGCCTTCCGGCCGTACCGCCAGCGCCTCCAGCACCTCTGTCAGCATCACGGGAACGTGGTGAAATTCCACCCGGATCAGCACCTCAGAAGTCAATGATCTTTTCCGCCAATTCCTCGTAGGACTGGTCGGCCCGCGCCTGACAGCCTTCCCATTCGGCCTTGCTCCAAATTTCCACCCGGGTGGAGACGCCAATGACCACCACGTCGCGCTCCAGCTTGGCATAGGTGCGCAGCGACTCGGGCAACAGCACCCGCCCCTGGCCGTCCAGCTCGCACTCGGTGGCGCCCGAGAAGAAGAACCGGACAAAGGCACGGGCGTCGGAGCGGGTGAAAGGGAGTTCCTTGAGCCGGGCCTCGATCTGCCGCCATTCGTCCAGGGGGAAGACGAACAGGCAGTTATCCAACCCCTTGGTGGCAACAAAGCGGACGCCCAGCCCCTCGCGGAACTTGGCCGGGATGTGCAGCCGCCCCTTGCCGTCAACGGTGTGTTGGTACTCCCCCATGAACATGGCGGTGACTCCAGTCCGGTGCGCTTTCCTCCACCCAGGCCGGGCAGTCGTGGGATTTCGCGCCATTTTGCCCCACAACGCTCCACTAAAGCGGGTTATTCAACCCACCCCGACGGTTTCCTGCCAGGGTTACACTAAAACTGAAAAAAATTTTGCGCCCCCGGCCATCCCGGAAGCGCATACGCAAGCTGCGTGCCAGGCCTACGGCGCCGGCCTGGTCAACGGACTGCGACCGCATGTTCCCCATTGCCAACCCCTGCGGCAGCGGTACAATTAAGCTGTGATGGGAATTTTTTCTCTTATGAGCCGAATTTTAGGGGATCGAATCAATCGATCACCGGCGCTCCCGTGCAACAGCCGGGCATCAATAGCTCAACTTCAGGCGGCCCTTAATGTACTCCCTGGCGGCATCTCCCGGCCGCTTGGCCCGGTCCTCTGCGGTACC